GAATCCATGGGAGTCGGCGTTCAACAAAGTAGTGAATCTACTGAGCGCACCAGTTCAATCCCCGTTCCAGGGTCAACCATCAGCTCCGACGACGAGCTACGGCCAAGCCAACTACGGTTCGGTGAGCAGCCAAGCTACGCAACAATCGGCTCCGCAGACTTGGTCAACCAACCAGGCTTACTCGCCCAGCTCTTCCCCAACCTCCTCGGAGGGTCTGAGCCTGGAAAGCCAGCAAGTAATCGCAGCGTTCGGAAGCGAAGCTCCCGCAATTCTAAATAATTACGCCCTTCAGCTCGAAGGCCTGCTGGATAGCGCTGTTGCCTGGGGACAGGAAATGACCGGTACTCTTCAAGAGTATGCTGAGTTTGCTACCCAGTCTCACACCGAGAATCTTGCTTATAACGAGATTCTTACCAACCCTGATGTGCTGAGCGATTACACCATTCGCTTCTTTGGCCCTGAAGGTCCATATCCTGTTCACGAAGGTGAGCAAGATCTGGAAGCTTACGGTTACCCAACCGAGCAGGTTGATCCGTATGCTTATGGCGAGTTCCCTGCTCCTCCTGCTGCAGCCGCTCCTCAGCAACCCACCAACTTCTGGGGCACCTTCAACGACATGATGGCGCGTGATCCCCAGAATGCCTGGCGCGTTCTGAACCAAGCTCAGCCTGGCACCGTGTCTAACAAACTCTTCGTGATGGAGTGAGGCAATGCAACCATTAGGACAACGTCGTCCTGGTCTTGCATATGGAGTCCCCGTCGCCGCCGGTCTTCTGGCGGGCGGGGCTCTTGCCGCACAGGGCGAAGACCCAGGTAGTGCTGTACTTGGCGGTGTAGCCGCAGGTCTTGGTGCCCGTGGTGCCCTTGGCGCTGCACGTCTGGCTGGTAAATATGCCGGTCCTGCTCGTGCAGCTGCTGCATCTACAGCGATTGAAGGCCTTGGGGCTATTGGCGCCTCTGCCCCAGCTGGCAGCAAGCGTGCCGCATTTGCCCGTGGCGCAATGGGTCCTGTGGCTGATGTCATCAACCGTGGCATTAGCCAAGAAGCAGCTGCAGTTGCTGGCGCTCCCCTTGCCGCAGGCGCTGCTGGTCTCGGTGGTTTAGCCGCTGGTGGTCTTGCAGGTGCCATGGGCATCTCTGGGTTCCAGCAAGGTGCACCAATTGACCCCGAAAGCTACGGTTCCAATAACACCAGTATGGCGCGTATGGGCGTGCCGACCATGCAGTACATGTAACTTTTAAGTTACCACCTGCTAAAATTTTTGTTAGATAAGACATTAAGTGTCTTTATCTTTCACCCGATAAAAACACTGACACTGGAGGATAAACCAAAGTGTTCATTGATAGCTGGTTCAGGTCCTGGTAAACAAATTTATTTGTTTCAACTGAACGCTCAACGTTGTCACCTCACCGAGCAATCGATGAGTGCAAACTGGATGAATTCAGGGAAGCCCTAACGTAAAGCCGAGGGTAATCCTGAGCCAAGCCAATCAAGCGTGATTGGAAGGTGCAGAGACTACTGGGGGTAACACGTTCTTGTTACGTAATACCAGATTTAGCGTCCGGCATCCCACAGGGATGAAGAGATAGTCCACCCCTCTAAGAAACTAGAGACCAGGAGAACGACTTTCCAAAGATTTTAGGTGCGGAACTTTACCGTCCCCACCCCGCTTATATTGCCGAGATGGCAGTGGAGCCCGTGGTTGTCCACGACTTCACTCGTCAGCCTGGTCAAACCGTTCAGTTAGACCGCTACAAGTTCTGGGGTACCCCTGGTACTAAGGACAGCCGTGAGCGTATTGCCGACCAAACCATCGGTACTGCCAACAGCCGTAACATCACCAAGGAAAAAGTTCTGGTGGTGCTTAAGGAGTATACTGGCCCTGCGGACCCCGGCGATCCTACCCAGCCTTCGACCTTCAAGATTGCTCGGGAGACGTTGATCACCGCGCAGCGCCTGTTGCTGGATACCGGCAACCTGAACATGTTCCACCAGTCGATCGGCAGCCTGACCCTGCTGGACGACTACCGCCGCTGGCGCGACCGCGTCTTTATTGACGAACTGGCCAAAGCCGAAGCCAACGGTGAAGCTTCTTCTACCCAGGGTGGTTACTACTTCCCCGGTGGCAAGGGTAAAGCAGCCAACGGTTCGATTGCCTATACCGCTGCTGAGTACGCTGCTCAAGTGCAGCAGTTCCAGGTGCGCACCGACCTTCTGACCGTTGTTAAGGACCTGCGTAAGCGCAACGTTCCTACCTTCTCTGATGGTCTGTATCGCTGCATTTGCGATCCTACTTTCATGATGCACCTGCGTCGTGACCCAGACTTCCGTGAGATTGCTCGCTACAGCGGCAACCCCGGTCAAGGCATGTACATGGGCAACCCCATGATGCCTAACAACGCCAGCTTCTACATGGGTCCCCAAGCTGGTCAGGGCTATTTCCTGGCTGGTGAACCTGTGATGCCGACCGGCGTTCAGTTTGAAGGCGTGAAGTTCTTCGAGTCGACCAACTTCCCGACCAAGACGGTTAGCGCAAGCTTCACCGACACTCCTTCTTACAGCAACCAAGAAGTTGCCCAAGGTTACTTCTTTGGTCCTCAAGCAATCGGTGTTGGCATCGGTGGCCCTAACGCCCAGGTGCTTATCAACAACAACGATGATTTCAGCCGTTTTATTATCCTGATTTGGCAACTGTACGCTGGCTTCGAGATCCTGAACAAGGACTTCGTGACCACCGCCTTCAGCTTTGTCTCTGATGACGGCACCATCTGATAAAGAAAATAAATCCAATTTAACGGAGAAATAAATGTCCTACTTATCTTCCAAGAAGATCTATCCAGGTAACTGGACCAATGCCCTGAACGGCTGGTACAAGAACATTGATGTCGTCGCTGACGGCAGCAATGATTATTCCAAGGGTGGCCCCACCTCGGTGCTGGCTGTCCCTGGCTACCGCTACTTCCAACAGCGCGGTTACGTGCCTGTGTCCTGGACTTCCGGTGATGCAGCCACCTATGGCCAAACCATGAGCGTGATCGTTCCTTCGCCTTACCGCCAGGACGACACTCGCCCCGACATCACCGGCATGGTGATCTCTGGTAGCGCCACCCAACCTGCTTTCGTTTATCGCGCTGCGATCTCGGTTGCTTCTGGCTGGGGTGATGGTCGCGTTGCTACTGGCGTGTATGCCTCGACCGGTAACGTGGTTACCTTCGGTCGCGACTCCAGTGGCCCCGTGGCTGTGACCGGTGTGGGCGAGCCTATCGCTCAGGCCAACCTCACCTCCACCACCTCTGGTGACGCATCTACCAAGATCGTGTTCGCTGCTGGCACTCAAGCCCTTGGCTCCACGCCTTTCCTGACCACCACTGGTGCGACCGGTGTGGGCCCCTCTGGCGTGTACAAGGCTCTCAGTAGCGCTACCACCTTCAAGGTGTTCGCCCGTGGCACCAACACCGATACTGGCGTGTCTGGTGGCGTGTATCTGGCTGATGCCGATTACAACGCTGGCCTGAAAGGCTATCTCGTGGTTGAAGTGTGCTACATCCAACCTGATGACGCACCTGGCTACGAAGATATCGAAGAGTATATCCTCGGCCGCACCGTTAGCTGATTAGGTTAAACTAGGACCAGAATTAAAACATCTGGTCCTTATGCTTTACCAGCATCGTAAAACTGGCGCTCGCGTCAAAGTTGTAAGCGAATGGGATAACGGCGATTGGTTCATGGTCGAAGATCAGGACGGCCGCCTTTACACTGCTTACAAAACTGAGTTGACCCCAGATGAAGTAGCAACAAAAAAAGTTGCAACCCTTCAGGTTAAGGATAAGGCTGCCCAAGAAGAGCCTCGTGTTTTCCCGCCCGAAACACGTTTAAACATTAATACTGCCACCCCCCAAATGATCGCTGATCACATCAAGGGAATTGGTGTCAAGACAGCTAGAGAGATTAAAGATCTTCAGATGTCCTTATCGGGTGAGAAGTTTAATAGCCTTGAGCAGTTAAGACAGATTAAGCGTGTGGACTGGGACGCTATTTTTAGCGATGATCTCATTCGAGTTTGAACTTTTCTTGTTGTTTTATTGCAAGGGGCTAAAGCCCCTTTTTTATTAAGATATTAAACAGCTTTGGGTTTCTGGTTTTTATATGATGACATGTTCCGCACAATACTTGACATTTTTTAATTTCTTCTGCCAGTCTTTTTCTATTAAGAGTACCCCCTCTTCCAATGTTAAATTTCTTGCTGTGCAAGTGATCGAAATCTAAACCTTCAGGATATTCGTTGTAACCACAACAGGCGCAGCCAGCTTCTTTTTTTAGATTATTCATCCACTCTTTATTTTTTTCCGAGATTTTTTTACAGCGTTTTTTGTCATATTGTTTTTTTCTTTTTACTGTTTCAGGGCTTACCCAGACTTCTTGATACATTCCATCTTTTTTGATTTTATTTTTGTTGTAGCCGGTAAACATGTATCCGTCTTCTCTGTAGTAACCATGACAAAAAGGAGCACCTGTTTCTGGATTTAACCGTTTCACGTTAATTCAACAAAGTAAAACGATAGCACAAATATCGTCATGATGCAGTACTGGCAGCCGACTTAGTCAGGGTTTGATCAATTCACTCCCATTGCAGCCCCTGGGAAACCAGGGGTTTTTTCGTTTTAAAATAAAAAGAAAAAGATAATGAGTTATACGGGCGTTTGGGGAGACAGTCTCGCTGTTGGACTGCAAGGGGCACTTGGCCTTGGAGGAAGTGCCAAGGTAGGTCTTGGGCCTTCTGCAATTGCAGATATGCTGCAAAGCGCGATTACCTCAAACCCTTCTGCATTTAAGGGCGCCAAACCACTTATTTCCTCTGGGTTAAGTAACAATCCTCAAGATATTCAAGGCGTAAAAAGGCAGATTGCACTTCTAAAACAAGCTGGGGCTAACCCTAGTTTTATCGGTCTTGCCCAGGGCAGATACGATGCGCAAAATAATTTATTGTCTCAGTTGACACGCCAATCAGGCGTTGGCTTTCTCGGCGGTTTTAAACCGGGTAGCGATGCAGTTCACCCTGAAAGCTACTCAAATTTATACAGTATTCCAAAACCGGCTGCAGTGTCTTCCTCTTCCTCTTCTTCCTCCCCCTCAAGAGGTATCGTTGATATCGGCAAGTACCTACAACGCATGGGTTTACGCGTTGGCGAAAATCCTGCATTTGGCGGCGTTGGGGGCGGCCATTCACCTACTGGCTATCATCCCAAGGGCCTTGCAATTGACGTAACTGATTGGCGCCCTGACATGGCCCCTGCATACGAAGGCGGCCCTAAACTTGATTGGAAGACGCGCACAGGCAATCTTAGCTGGCGTGGAAAGCAATTACAAAAGCAAGGACTTTTGAGTGAAGTCTTGGGCCCAGGTGACCCAGGGCACGACACGCACGTACACATGGCGCTTGAAGGCACAAAACCTCTTACAGATCAACAACTTGAATGGCTTGCTACTGGTCGGTATAAAACGGCAGAAGGCAAACTGACTGACATCATGCCAGGGGCTGATCTAGTTGCTTCTACACAACAAAAAGGCGAATCTTCTGAAGATGATCTTTCGTCACTGATGTCTCTTTTGCAACTGACAAAACCAAAGCAAAGGACATTGCAAGAGGTGATGCTTGAGCAGACACTTGGGGAAGCCTTGGCGCCACAACCCAGCATGTCGCAACAGTTCCTGGCTGAGTACATGAGCTCGCCCCTGCCAGGTGTTAGGTAAATTGATTACTTTATAATTAAACTATAACGAAAGGTAGACGTGCAGTTATCTGACTGCTTGCCACCCCTTTAAGCTTTTAATCTTGTTGTTAGCAAGCTTGCTAACATTGCTGGAATGAACACCGATAAAAGAAGCCGCGTCTTTATAGCTTTTAAATGATTTAACAATTTTTGTTTTTATGTTTACAACAGTAATTTGTTTCTGTAATTTTTTAAGTTTTCCTGCTTCAAGTTTTTGAAAGTGATCTTTTGTTATTTTTTTACCTTGATGAGCGCTGCTTATTTTCAAACGCGTTTCTTTTGAACGTTTTCTGCCAGAGTGAAACAGGCTGACGGCATTTCGTCTTTCTTCATTCCAAGAGAGGTCCCATCCTTGACCGCCACTTGTTTTATTCAAGAGTATTCCTGTATTTAAATCTTTTCTACCTAGCACAAATATCATGTAACGTTCATGAAAAAACGCCTCTTCCTCTGTTAAATTTTGTTTTAAAATTAAAACTGTATATTTTAAATCTTGCGCTTCTTTAAGGTTTATGTGTTTTTGCCAAGCCCTTCTGCCTTTTCCTTTTCCTATGTAAAACGGTTTTTTGTGTTCATTTAACCATGCGTACGTGTAATACGTATTCATGAAGTCATTTGAAATCTACAGCTATAATAACAAAAGACTTGTCCAGGCGCGGCCCGTGCAACTGAGCGACTTTGATAAAAGTAGAGTTAGGTATCACCTGGGCTACTTTACCGTGTCTGTTCCAGCTGGTGATTATAGCCGGCTAGAAGAAGCAATGAATACCGTTCCGGATTCATACTTCTATGACAAGGTTGTTATTCAACTTGGTCGTTGCGATACGGCTGAGAAGAAAACAGAAGTTGCATCGACACCTTCTACACGAATTGAAAGCATCCTCGGAGACGTGGACCGCACAATTCGCTCCAGCAATGCCAAGGAGGCTTTAAAGGTTTGGGACGAGATTTATCTCTACGAAACCAATCGCCTTGCTGGCATCCTGTACGTTCCCAACTATAAAGATCCTTTCCAGGCTCGTTACCGTTACGAACGCTCTGGTGCTGAATTTATCCAGGCATTACCTGGACCTGCCGACACCGCAGTTGGCTCTCGTCTTTATTTACATGAGGTTTGGAGGTAGTTATGCCTAGTTTTGCAACTGGAAAAGAACTTGCTGGTTTGAGGGGCGTGCTTAATCGTTTTGTTGCTGCTCCAGCTGCAGGTGCAGCTTTGTTCACTCAAGGCCGCCCTGGTTCAACTTTAGAAAGAGCCCTTCAATCTATTCCTTCGACCAAGAATACTGACGCTGGACGTTCTGCCTGGAATGAGCTTAGTTACATGAGCGGCCAGCTTATGCAAGGGCGCCTTCCCTATACCGCTCCCCCACAACAAGCGCAACAGACTGGTATGTATGGCCGATATGGAAGGCCTTCCACGCAAAGCTATACACCTGGAGTGAGTACAGGTTCAAGTTCCTCTCCCGCCGCTGAGCGTGCGTACCAGCAAGAAGTGTCACGTGTTGCACAGCTCACTGCTCAAGACCCCGATGTTCAGCGGTACGAAGCAGCACGACAGCTTGCTGCTGCAAAAGGAGCAACCCCAGAGCAAGTTCAGTCCGCCGAAGACGCTGGAATGCGGATCTGGGCAGAACGCAACAAGACACTTGCAGGTAAAGTCAAGCCGGGCCAAGCAGGTTATGATGTCATCCAAGGTGTTTTGAACGCAGGGGCCATGGGTGCTCCAGCTGATCTTCCTTTTGCACCTGACTCTCTTCTTGGGACAAACGCTCTTCAAAGCATTCCTTCTTACGCAGGCGCGTCTGACCTACAGCCTGTAGGCCTTCCACTACCCCGCACTGAATTCAACACTCCACAGAACCAACTCCAAGCACAGATGTTTAATCGGTTCTTGAGTGAGCCTAGTCAGCCACCAGTTGTAGCTCCTCCCGTTAATCCAGCGGAGGCTACTTACGAAGGCGCAACAAACCTAAGTCCAATCGACGGCATCTCCCTAGATCCGTTCTCCTTCAATACCCCTGCTGAAAAGAACCGTAGCGATCTCTTCCAACGGCTCTTGAATAGCTCGTGGTCGTCACGCTAAACTAATACTGGCATTGCACAGCATGTAAGACCAGCCAACTGGACACGAATCTTTTGATTCACGGGGGCCAGTGTTGTTGCTTTTAAAACCATGATTCTCTGTCCTAAGTTTGTTAAACGTACTTTGACCTATTTAGCCACGGCCCTTGCGCTGCAAACCGTCTTTATCCCTGGTCTCAAGGCAAGTTCAAACTGGGTAGGAGCTAGAGGTTAATACAAAAATGGCTACTGGACGCGTTGGTACACTAAAACCAGGAGATCGTGCAGCTGTATTTCAAACAGCGCAACGTCTTGGGCTAGACCCCTATGAATTTGGGGCGTTAATCCACCAGGAGTCTGGCTTTAGTCCAAACATATACGGTGGCGCTGGCGGCAATTATTATGGCCTGATTCAATTTGGCGGCCCCGAAAGAGCCAAGTATTTGAATCCAAGCAAGCTTGGTAGTTATACGATTGCCGAACAACTGCCTGCAGTCGAAAAGTTCTTAGTTGACCGTGGTTTTAAACCTGGTCAAATGGGCATTGATCGTGCATATGCCACGATTCTTGGGGGAAATCCAAACGTAAGTTTACACGCTAAAGATTCGTTTGGAACCTCGGTCGCTTCTTCTTTACCTGGGTTTAAACCCGGTGGAGGCCTTTATAAGCGAGCGCAAGCCACCTTGGGGGACCCCTTAACTGCTTCGTCTGCTACTGCTGCTACTGCTGCTGCTTCTGCTGCTTCTGCTCAGCCCGCAGAGGCAACTGGTTCTAGTGCTAAGCAATTCCTTGAGGGTTTTATCCTTAAGAACTTATTGCTTAATCAAACTCTCAAAGAACCAACAGTACAAGAGCAGTTACTCAAGTCGTTGTTCAAGCGTCCAGCAACAGAGTTGGAATCGGATATAAGCGTGGCGTCGCTATATACGCCACGCAGTTCTCTTTTAGAATCGTTAACTCAGTTTTGATCTTTAGGCTTCACATGCGTGGAGCCTTTTTTGTCGTGACGTTCTTTAGAAAACGCTTTTTCCAAAGGCCATCCATTGTTTAAACGTTTTTGCATTGATTGCGGACTGATACCAACTTCCTTGGCCCAATCTGAAATACACATTGTTTTTCCTTCAAAGGTGTAAAGCCGCGTGGCGCGTTTGCCACCACGATTACGTGTTTGTTCTTTACGCGTAGCCCAACGGCAATTTTCTTTGCAGTAGTTCCCATCGTTGTTAATACGATCTAGTTCCATTTTCCGATCTGGCTTTGGCCCCATATCTTTTAAAAATTCATTGAAATCATTCCAGCTTTTTTCATAGGTTATTCCACGCCCACCATATCGTTCGTAATGACTGCATCCAGGGTTACTGCAACGTCCTTTCATTGCCACCCATGATTTGTATTCCGAGTGGTATTTACTTTCGTTAGACCAAGCGCCATGCTTTGTTGCGTAACATGCTTTTGAACAATAAACTGCTCCATTCTTTTTTAAACGCGAACGAACACTTGCGGGCCACTTGCTTTCAAAAGGTTGACCACACTTTGAACAAATAAAGAGTGCTTCCATTAAAATAAAACCAAGGAACCTCAAGAGCTTAGCACAAAAGCTCAACCAGCGAGAACGCACATGTCATCGACAAGCTCGAACAAGCAGCCCCTATTTATTGACCGTCCGTTATTTGATACGGTGCGTGTCACTACTCAGACTGTTGGAAGTCAAGCCAGTAATACTGTGTTTGTCCAGGGTGGCCAAGCGCCATCGATCCTGGTGGACATGGACGCTGCTCTTAGCGAAGACAACAACAGTGGTGGGGTTGTTGACTCCATCACGATTGCGCGCAATGACCGTTATCGGGACGCTGATTACACCGTTAATGCCAGCACCTCTGGCACGGTTGTTGCTTTAACTAGCGGTCAAGTTGTTTACATTCAATCCGCTGCAGTCCTTACAGGTGGTACTGCCAGTGGCGTTGGTTACTACACTTACACTGGTTCGGGCACGTTAACTGGCGTCAATACAGCTCTGAACTATTCTGGTGGCATCACCAGCGGTTTCTTGTTCCAAGGGGTTGCTTACGGTTCTCAACCTGCCGTTACCTTTGTTTTTTACCAGACACGTAATACCACTACTCCTATTCCTGCAAGTGGTGACTATCGTGTACTGTTTGCAAAAACAGTCCCTGCTAACAGTGGCCTTGTTGATTGCTCTGACGTGATGCCTCAACTGGCCGTGCCCATGCCTACTGCAGGCAATACATCCGGCTTAGGTGCTGGTGCACCACTCCGCAACAAGGGTATTTACCTGGAGCGAGGCGACCGTATTTACGTGGGTGTATTTGCGGAAGGTCCCAACATTTCTGGTTATAACCCAGGTGCTCACATTTATGCACAGGGTGGTTTCTTCTGATTCATTGTGACCAACACTAAAAATAACTTTGGATCCTTTTCTTCCTTTACCAAGGAAAAAGACAAGGATCCTTTTCGTTTAAAACCAATTACAACAGAGTTCTCACAAGGATCGGTTCCTGACTCTCTTAGTACAGCAAATAGGGAATCCGCCTGGTCAAGATGGCGCCGTGGTTACGAGTTAGCTACGGCAGCTTTTTATGACAACGATTTTTCTTATCCATTTCAGTATCAAATCCCTGTACCTTCTGGTACTCCCAGCTCAATTGCAAACCCAAACCCAATAATCTCTGGTGTTTTTGTAGGCTTTCCAACGACAAACAAAGAGCTTGGAATGCATTGGGCCGGATGGCGTTATGCAGGCTCAATGAGAAGTGATAAGTTAAAAGACCCGGTCACCAACAACAATCTATACATTGAAAGCATCACAGAAGATTCTTCAAACTGGTACGTAAAACTTGCCGGATCTTGGAGCGTAGCCAATCCCTTGCCGCCTCCTTTTTATGTGGTTGTGCCAGGGGTGCCAGGGGGCCTGAAGCCTTTGGTTACTGAGATCCTGGAAGACCGGGTCATTACTGTAGGCGGCGATATCATTGATAAAGACACCATTGATCCAACAACTCAAAAGCGATACGGCTACGTGCAAGCTGTGTTGACAGCAGTGAATCAAAACACAGGTATCCTTACATTTAAGAAAGCTGGTTCTGTGCAAGTGACACCGGACCAAGAGTATATAACTCCATCACCAGCAAAGTTTACGGTTGGTAGATACCTTATTACAGGCGCCAGATTCTGTTGTTCTTGCCAAGACTTTACGCATCGTGACTATTCATTTTTAACTAATCCTGCCGCTAATGATCGTAAGTTTTTTCCACGCAACAACATCGCATCAATAAAGCCTGGGCGGTATGAAGTCACTACGTTAAGTGGGGTTGTCGACAACAACGCAATGAACGATGCGTCTGTCAACAGACAAATGGACGTATATGCCCCCTCTGGATTTGCTGTTCCTTTTTCTTTGTCAACAAGCACAACAATTGACAATGGGGCTACTAGGGACAATGTAGGCGTATACAGAGACTTTGGAGCCACATACTTAAGAAGCACCTCCAACCCAGCTATTCCTGGGGCAAGGGCTGAGGGCATGCCTATTTATGAGGACTACACATCAGAGCAAGGAGTAATTAATGCCATTACAGACAACTGGACTCCCTTGCTAGATGAGATGCGTTATTGCAAACATATTTACGCGCTTAAATTTAAAGACAATACTTTTCCGCCTGAACCTTCAGATTTCCCTGTACAAATTGGAAGCATGGTTGCGTGGGAGCAAAAGCTAGTAACCAACACAGAAAGTGAGCAGAAAGAAGCCGCTTCTTTTTTGATGACAAAAAAATCTCTTTCGGATATGGATGTGCCTCCATACAACTGCCAAAGTCCCATGATGATGCCAATGATGCAGAAATTATTCAACGTCCCAGCAGACTTCATTGTGATGGGTGGGTTTACCATGTTCAACAAAAACGGCCAAGCGTACAAGCCATAGGTTTTCGACGCACAAAAAAACGACCCTGCAAAACGCAAGGTCGTTTGGCATATGCAAGAATTACCGCAAAACTATCAGGCTGCAGCAGCTAGCTGTTCTTGTTTGCGCAAGTGCTTCCGTACGGCCTCCACGTTCCAACGGTAGCCATCCCTGGAGCGAGTCTCAGGAAATGCCGCGAAGTGTGGACCCAGCTTCAGGGTGCCGTCGTCACGCATACGAAAGAGGTCTTTGCGAGCGATTCCGAGGAGTTCTTCTGCGCGATTGACAGAAACCCAGCCTGTGTTTTGAGCCATGACTTTGGCGTCAGGGTGAACGACTCCTGTAGAGTACCGTGCCAGAGCCAAGAGTCAAGGGTATTCATACTTTTTTAATGTGATTGTAACGGTGTGTGAAGCTTAAAGAAATTAGAATTAGTTAACGGCAACTTGAGAGCATGTATTACAGCGAGCATGAGCCCATTGCTTTACTCGTTGAACTGACTCCTAAACTAGCGAAGAAAAGATTTAGAGACGAAATTTACAAATCCTGGAATCACTTGTGCGCTTATTGCGGCGACAATGCGACAAGCTTGGATCACGTGGTCCCACGTTATAAGTCAGGGGAAACCACACGAAAGAACCTTGTTCCTGCATGCCGTCGCTGCAATACTTCGAAGGCTTCTTGCAAGCTGCATGAATGGTACCTTGCGCAGGACTTCTTCTCCAAAGCTAGGTTAAATAGAATTGAAAGATGGATTGACCAAGATCCTTTCCAACCTTTGCAGTGGGAACGGGAAGGCGACTACTCTTTAGTTCATATTAATTATGTCGGACAAGCCAAAGAAAGCCGTTGCTGCAGCCAAGCGCTACCAGAAGGATAAGATGGCATGCAACAAGCCACAACGGACTCCTGGGCATAAAACCAAGAGTCATATCGTCAAGGCTTGCGAAGGGGGAGAGGAGAAGATTGTTCGCTTTGGTCAGCAGGGCGTAGAAGGTGCTGGCAAGAATCCTCAGACTGCCAAGGACAAAGCCCGTAAGAAGTCTTATTACGCCCGCCATAACGCACAAGATCCCAATCCAGACAAGATGTCGGCACGTTACTGGAGCCACAAGGTGAAGTGGATGATCTTAAGTGGTATGATAATTCCAGAGTTACTCCACACATGTCTTCACGTTGGAACTACGTTGACGTAAAGTGCACGGCTTGCGGAACAGAAGGGAGCATTCGAATTGATCAGTATAATCGCAAGGGAAAACAATGGGTTTGTCGTTCGTGCGCTTTTTCTGGTAGAAAATTAGATCTAAAAAAACCTTCTGCCAAGCATGACCCAGTAAAAGCGGGAGCATGGAAAAGTTATTGGAGAGCAAAAAAGCGCGTAAACGAAAATCATCACAATGCCTATGCTGACGTTGAGTTTAAGTTTAAATCTTTTGAAGAGTTTTACAAAGAAATAGGGCCAAGACCAGAAGGTAAAAGTTTAGATCGGATTGATCCCTGGGGGCACTACGAATCAGGTAATGTTAGATGGGCTACACACAAAGAACAATGCAATAACAGAAGAAAGAATCCCACAAGGTTAAGTGGTAGATAAAGCCAAGTGGTAAAGCTGTGGTTTGCTGCTAAGCTGCGTACGCCCACCCCAACTCACCATGGCAAAACCCAAGTCCACCAACTCTCTCAAGATTGAGTCCAAGCCGAAGAAGACGAGACAGGGCCAAGGGCTTCACTCCCTTCCTAATCATGGACGTAAGAAAACTCGCGGGCAGGGTAAGTAATAATTTGTGTATGATTGGGGGTAACTTGGTTACCCCTTATGTCTGATTTTTCTGCCGCAATTGAATTAATCAGAAAGTACGAAGGGTATAGCGAGAAGGCCTACCCAGACCAAGGCACGGGTGCTGAGCCGTACACTCTTGGCTATGGCACACAGTATTATCCGGACGGTTCTCCAGTACGGCGCGGACATCTCTGCACAAAGCGCAAAGCCCTGGAGTACTTGTACCATGAGTTGGAAGTATTGGATACCGAGTTAAAAAAGTTAAATCTAGGCCTTGATGATTCCATGCATCAAGCACTGCTTTCTTTTATTCATTCAATCGGCTGGAACGCTTTCCTGTACAGCAGTATTATCGACTGCTTAGAGCAAGAGGACTGGCGTGGGGTCAGCAAAGAAATCACCAAGTGGATCTTTGATCAAGACCACAAGATGGTTGGGTCTTTCTTGCACAGGCGCCAGGACGAAGTGAGCTTGTTCCTTGGAGAAGTCAACGAAAACGGATGGCGCTCTACTGAAATTTTATTGGCAGCGTTTCGGAATTATGCTGCTTCCGCCCATCAAGTGCGAGCCATTCGACACCTGGAAGAAAGCATCAACCCTTATACTTTGTCGGAGTTTGCTAACGAGTTTCGAATTGACGAAGATCCCTGGGACGGTGGCCTCCAGAATGCCAACGAATTTGACCTGACTGGCATCTGTGACATTTAGCTTTAAAATGGTTTTAATTGGAGCACGCAGTTAGGAATGGACGGATCTGTCGAACCCCGCGAGTTTGAGCTTCCTTTAGAGCTTCAATTTTCAATGCGCAAAGCTGAGCTTCAAGCGCAGGAGATGACATGGGAACAGCTGTATGCCGCTCTGTTAAACCTGTACCACCAACGGTTGATGGAGTGGTATGCAGTTAAATCTTTGATGGCTGATGAGAATATCGAAATTGACTTCGACATTCCCACCGACCTGGAGCTAGCAGAACTCGCCGCCGCATGCATCTACGACGACGAGGATGATGACGATGAGCTTCAGCCGTTCTGAGCTTCGTCTAGTTGAATAAGGCGGCTCAGATACCACTGAGCCTTCTTCAGTGATTCTGTATTGCCCTTGTGGCGCTCACGCCAGATATATTTCAAACAATTTGCTTTGCAGTAACCACGGAATTCTTCATTGGTTAAAGCCGCTTCAATTGCTTCAATACATTCGATGCCACCATCTGTGTAATGCGGCGGATGGTTCACCGTATCCGGCAGAACAACAGGAGCTTCTTCCTTAACTGCCCAGGGCACAGGGCACACGCCGTCCTTGCATTCCACAGCTGAGGCGCCAAAAAGTTGAATGGTGTCGTCGGTACCTACCGGCTCAAACCACGCCTTTTCTGAGAAAGAAGTAGTTCCATCTCCGGTGCTGAGCCCAAGTCCATCACTAAACTTTTCGGACGTGGAGATGAAGCTGGGTACATCTCCAGTGCTTCCTCCATCGACGGAATGTAGTTCGTCAGTCCAGGCCGTGCCCCCTCGAGTTCCAGGCTTTGCCGTGGCATCCCCTCTTCGCATAGCGTAAGTCCGCGATTGTACTGATCATATAATGGCACGTCATTTTCTTCGTTGTCGAGCTCAGTGCCAAATGTCGCCTGGTTCAGACAACGACACATGACCTCATCGATAATGTTTTGGCCGAGACCGTCGCGGTAGTCAGCGGAGTTATGCATGGGAATATCTTGGCCTAAATTGCCTCGATTACAATATTAACATGGCAAGATTCTATGATCCTCGCGCCGAAAAAGCTAACCAACCAGTGGATACGCCGGTTGGTTATAGAGGGCGTGTGCAGTACGACCCACGACAAGACTCTGGTTCTTCTGGTGGTGAGATATCAGACATTACTCCAGAGCGTCAATATTCTGTTGACTTGCGTCGTTTAGATCCAGAAGAGAGAAGCAGTGTAGACAATACTATCAACAGAAAGGAATTTTCTTATCCAAAAGATCAACAGAGTATTGAGAAAAAAGATTACCTTGGGAACGCAATAAAAGCTACGCGACTGTCAAGTAAATACCAACAGCAACAGAATATTAAGCGGCCAATAATTGGTAATGAAACCGCTCGAAATTCCGTCATGACAAACTTTCGTTCGTTTGGTTATCCGTTCGGTGGTCAAGAATTGCCAAGCCTTGGTGAGGCTCCTGGTGCTCGGGGTAGTATTAACTATCCCAATGGGCCTCAGCCAAGGTCAGGCAAACCATATAACTGGCGTGACTCCTTTGGTTAACTAGACCTTGCTGAAGACAACTTCAGGGGCCTGGTTTTGATACTTACCTTTCCTGTCCTGGTAGCTCACCTCGCAAGGGTTGCCGCGATAGAAAAGGAGTTGGGTGACGCCTTCGTCAGCGTAGATACGGTTGAACAGACCAGTGCAGTTACTGATCTCAAGCGTAAGGTAGCCCTCCCACCCGCTCTCTGCTGGCGTGATGTTCACCAGGATGCCTGATCGAGCATATGTAGATTTACCAACCGCTACCACGGTCACATCACGAGGCAGCTTAAGACGCTCACGTGCTACCCCCAGGCAGTAACCATAGGGAGGCAGCAGGAAATATTTGCCCTTCTCGTCCTCCATCAGCTGAGCCTTGGTCAGGATCTCAGGCTTGAAATCTTTTGGATCGCATTCACCCTCTGAGATGCGTCCAAAAATTAAACACTGCTCAGCGGACAGGCGAATGTCGTACCCATAAGAGCTAAGGCCATAGCTCAAGATACGACGACCATCCTCCTTGCTTACTAGACGATCCTGGAACGGAACGATCATCTCGTCTTCTTCCGCAAGCAGGCGGATTTCTTTGTCGCAGAGAACGCTCATAGACTTTTTAAAGCTTTTTCAATATAGGTGATTCAGCAAAGAACACGGCCTTTTTCCGCGTAAATGTCGATAAATCTTTGGGTTGCTTTCTCGACATCCCGTTTTGGTTGCAGATAAACCAAGAAGGAAGTGCAGGTGTTATGTTTCTTGACACCCTCGCTTGTGCGTGCGACAAGGTTTGGAACAGTCCTAAGGATGCACACTGGAAAATCGAATAGCCGCTGCTCGTAACGAAACATGTCAGGGCAGTTGGAAAAGTAAAGACCTTCTTCAATTTCGTTGTGGTACCAGGCTTTGAATAGCCTTCGGAACCAAACCGCATGAGAAGAAGTCAAGGTCGCCGAACAGGCCCTTGTCATCTTCCAACGAGCGTTCTGCTTGTCCCAGAAGTATGTACCGCTGGGAGGGAACAAGTAAACCTTGCCGAACCACTCTTGGTCATTCAAGCCATCGTCACTTGGCTTGAAGTAGTTTTCTGCATTGACGTATTCGTTTGCAAAATCAGAGCTAGCTACATCAAGATCAATTTTCCCCATCAAACCATGCGCGGCTGCTACCAGATCTGCATTTGTAACAAGCTCCAGATCTTCACGGCGCATGCCGCTTTTCGTAATTGCCATTACTGATTGGTTGCTTGGTTGTAGTCAATTTCAAAATAACGGATGCCTTCGTTATCAGCGATGACATAGCCCGCCTTTTCCATCGGATCAATCTTTTGCGCAGCTGTCAAGATACGACGAAATGTTTCTGCCATGTCACCATCGTTGGAACTTTCACAACTTTCTTGGGCCGCATGGATTTCTTTTAAGGTCCAAAAGAACATTGAACGTTCTTTGTTCTTCGGTTGAAAGACCATTACCCCTGGCCCCTCCACTTCCCACATTTTGTAGTAGTGCTCACCCATGTCACCCAAGATGATGCGGACAGTGGCGTCCAGCATCTTTACCTTTGTGTCATTGATGTCAGGTCCAAGGGCTTGACCAATTAACTTTTCACGCCTGTTCATTTTTAATCAATCCTTGTTTGTGTAAGACTTCTTGGAGCTTGGGTAGTGGTTGATAGATTACCACCAATTTTCCAAGGATGCCGCGTTTTTTAATTAACTTTCCGTTTTCGTCCCTTAGCTTGTCAAATTCACCAGACCGTATCAAGTACTCGGCAACGCATCGAAGCCTTCGTTTCAAGGCCAGCTCTGCTGCTGGGAACTTGGTACAGATCGTATCTGGGCTCATGTCACTGAAAGCAACACGCAACCTATTTGCCAGTGTCATACTGGAGTTAACGTCCTCCTCTTCGTACGTCTTTACGACTTCCAAGTAACGACGTAAGCAACCGTCATCGAACGATCCCTCTGGAGGAAGAAAGTTTTCTACCTGCAGACACAAAGATGCAGGCAGCAGTTCCTTGTGGTTCTTGATCGTTACGTTTTCAATGTCAAACGTTTCAAATCGATGCGCCAGGGGTATTGTCGTTTTCTGCATCTGGGGTTTCTTCTAAGGAGGCGAGGTAGGCGTCAATCGAATGTTTGTTTGTCCGGTAGCTGTGGGAGTCTTGAACCTTATAGTCTTTAGTTCTTAGTTCAGGATTTTGCGCAAAGGAACGCACCAGTTGGTTCCATGGGATGCGCAGGCGATTCTTTTTCTCTGCAGAGGGATTGACGTTGACGTAATGAATACCTTCAATCCAGCCCTTGCCAGTTTTATTACCTTTCCCCAGGGCAATCCAATTCCTGATCGTTTGGTCAGAAATTGACAAACGCCTGGCGCACTCCTCGGTTGAGATATACTCATCTGCATACATCTCAGGATTTGTGCTGCCCTTGTCACCGGCACCTTCTTGCAAGGCCCATAGACTGGCGAGGATGTTGCGAATTCCTTTCAATTCGTAGGCAACATCTTCAAGTCCTTTTCTGATCCCGTAGGCCATACAACAATTGTTTTGGCTAAATGCTAGGGTATTTACAACAAAATTGTTAGGTTATGGAAGAGCAAGTTCCTGGTAGTATGCCTCCTGAATTCCCAGCTCCGCAAAAGCTGTCCACTGAGCAAATTGAAATGCTCAAAGCGATGGCTCGTGAACGTGCGATTGCGCAAACCATGGCAGAGCAACAAGCTCAGCCCCAGCGCCTGGTGTCGCCTCTCCCTTCGTTCCAACCCCCAGCGCCACCTGCTCAACCTCAGGTTGTTTATGTAAAACGCAACCTGACAGTCGCCGAAATCTTGCTGGCTTTACTGCTTGCGTGCGGCTTGGTTACCGGCGTACAAGCATTGTGGGGTTTAGGGGCTCGCATCTTACCTCAAGTGGAGATCAGAGTCAAATAAAAATACGACAAACCTAAACTATAATTTTAGTTATAAGGTTTGCGAGCATATAGGTGGCCAATAGGCGGATCTCAGATTTACCTGCAATCACTTCGATCGACATCGCCGATGCCGATTTATTTACTATTGTTCATGTAAGCGAAGTTGATCCAGGTTTAAAAAATAAGAAATTTACCGTACAAGAGCATCGGGCGTATCTTAATAATTATTACCTACAGCTCACCGGCGGTACTGTTACCGCTTTAACGGTAACCAATAATTTAAACGTATCCGGTAATACGACTGTTGGGGGGAATTTAAGTGTCCTTGGCACAGGCACTTTTAATGCATTAGCGATCAGCAATCTGACTGTTACTGGAACAATCAGTGGCGCTACCATTACAGGCCAAAGCATCCAAGGCTTTAATGTCAACGGAAACAACGGATACTTTGTTTCGCTTCAGGCGCCAAACGCAGCATTTGATTCCATTACTTCCACCAACATTAGTGGTGGAGCTATTACTGGAAACACCATTGCCGCTAGTGGAATTACCGGTCAAACCATCACCGGAAATACTGTTAATGCTATTGCTATTAACGCCACTTCGATCACGGGTGCAACGGGGATTTTTACTACCAGTGTTTCTGGGGCCATTGTCACAGGAGACACTGCACGTTTTGCAAACTTAACAGGAGTTTCGGGAACATTTACCTCAAGACTTTCTGGAGCAACTATTACTGGCAACACAGCTTTATTTGCGAATACCACAGGTGTTTCTGGGACATTCACAACGCGCTTGTCTGGTGCTGTTATTACAGGTGTAACAGGACAATTCACACAACTCAATGGTGTCACTGGGCAATTTGTTAACCTGTCTGGCGCAACAGTAACGGGAGGAACTGGCGAATTCACCAGTCTGACGGCCACTTACGTCACAGGAACTATTGGTGTTTCTGGTGCAACGATTACTGCACTTACTGGTAACATTGCTCAAGTTCAGGGGGTATCTGGGGCATTTAGCTCTAGCCTCTCTGGTGCAACAATTACCGGCGATACGGCTCAATTTGCAAACGTTACTGGCGTATCCGGTACGTTTACAAACCGTTTATCCGGTCAGACTATTACTGGCGTCACAGGTTTATTTACAACCCTGACGGCAGCAACAGGTACTTTTACAGACCAAATTAACGTCAGCACAATTTCAACTACTGGTAATCTTTCTGCCAGTGGCGATTTGTTTATTGGCGGTTCGGGAGTTGTTGTCAGTGGTTTTACCGTCAGTGGAACAATTTCTGGTTCAACAGTAACCGGTACGACTGCTTTATTTGACAGTGTTACTGGTAATGGTATTTACGGAAACACAATTGTCTATGCTCCAACAGTAACTGGTGACGTGCTCTTGGGGCGCTCCATTACTGGGGTCACTGGTGTTTTTACAACATTGTTGAGCGGGGCAACAGTTACAGGCAACACCGTCAATGCCAGTACTTTAAACGTTGGTAGTGGTTACTTTATCTATGCCTCAGGCGGTACCCTGACTGGAGTTACGGGTTTATTTGCTGTTCAAACAGTAGGTACGGGTAATTTCACCAGGGTTTCTGGTACAACAATTACAGGTGCCACTGGTTTATTTGGTTCTACTGCAACAGTTAGCGGCCAATACGTCAATCTTTCTGGGGCGACAATCACAGGCAATAGCCTAAGCGTTGGCACAGGTACTTTTGTTCGTATTACAGGAGGCACATACATTGCGGGCGGGGTTGTCTTTGCATCCGGCGCAGGTGATGTACGTCCCTTTAACCAGTTTTCTTTCCCTCCATCCCCTGGTACATCAGGCTATGTACTGACAACACTTGGAAATGGACAGACCACATGGACTGTCGCTACCACAACAGGAACTCTTGTCACTAACGCAATCGCGGAAACTAAAATTGTTATTGATATTAACTATGCCATTGGCGTTGGTTATAATGGGTTATCCGTTGGACCGGTTGAAATTGCTTCTGGGAGCACTGTAACGGTTCCATCTGGTTCAACTTGGAAAATCTTAGATTAAACTAGAAATAAAGGTTGATAGTTACTGATGCCATACGGAATTCTTAAAGCTGACACTTTAACTTACTACACCGCAACAGGTGATGTCAGCGTTGCTATTAGTGGTATTGCAATATCCGGCTCACCGTTAATTTCTGGTGTTTCCGGCGTTTTTACAACCAGTGTTTCTGGTGCTACCGTCACTGGTAATGCGGGTCAATTTACCACTATCACTGGTGGTACTGCACAATTCACCAACATCACAGGTGTTTCTGGCACGTTTACAAGCCGGATCTCTGGTGCTACGGTAACTGGCACGTCTGGTCAATTTACGACTCTTACTACAGCTACTGGCGTTTTTACAACTAGTATTTCTGGCGCCACTATTTCTGGCGACCTTGGCTTATTTAGTACCATCAGTGGCAGCCAAGGCTTTTTTAGCTCTAGCCTTTCTGTTCCCAGTGGGACTGCTAGTAGCCCATCTATTAGTTTTAACGGGGACCCAAACACCGGCATCTATTCACCCGGCGCAGACCAACTAGCCATCAGCACTGGTGGGGCTCAAAGGCTGGTCGTGAATGCAAATGGGGACATCGTCGCAACTGGCGGATCTCTAACTCTTGGCGCGACAGGAGGAGAAGGCGGGCAGCTAAGCATCAGCAACACGACTAATACAGGCAGTGTTTACGTTCTTGATGCCAGCACTGATACGAATGCACGGTTATTCACAGCAAACAATAACTGCAACCTGCAAATCGGTCAGCTTGTTGGGACGGGTGGAAATGTTCAGCTCTTTGCCGGCGGCACCGAACGCCTGCGTATAACCAGCTCAGGACTCGTGGGCGTGGGGACTAATAACCCTGCTGAAATTCTTGACGTTCGCAGAACAGGAGTCAATCCCGTTCTTGCTCTTACAAGAGATGATGCTGCCGTAGCAGGAGCACTATATATAGGAGCAGGCAGTACCCTTAACTATATTCAAAGCCAAGGAGCAAAAGATCTTAACTTTCAAACCAACAGTATTGAACGACTGCGCATTACCTCGGCAGGGCTCGTAGGCATAGGGACTAGTTCACCTGGGGAAAAACTGTCCGTCTTTGGTGGCAACATTGAAATTGATGAGCAAGTTGCAGGGCGCAGGATTGGATTTGATTTGTCCAGTAATTTCACGCCACCCGGTGGCAATGTAACCGCTGACTATGGCCTCACTTTTCAACCATCCGCAGAGTCGTTTTCAGTTGGTTTAAGCGGTTTTACAAGTCTTAATTTTTACACCAATAGGGCTGAGCGTCTTCGTATCGACGCCTCAGGCCGCGTAGGGATTGGCACTACGAGCCCTGGCGAAGCCCTTGAAGTCAACGGCAATATACGTCTCAGCTCTAACTCGGGCTCGTTTCGTTTGTTTGGCGCAGCGGACTCAAGTAACACAACTGTTGTGCTTCAGGCAGGTGGGGCAAGCGGTACGGGTGGAAATATCGAGTTGGATAGGAATGGTGACGTTGTGTATGACGGCACTAATCATCGCTTCCGTAATGTTACTGGTGGCAGCGAGTATGCCCGCATCGACTCCAACGGCAGGCTCTTAGTTGGTACGTCTAGTGCGCGTAGCAATTTCTTTAACACTGCCCAGGCAACTGCCCTCCAACTAGAAGGAACTGGAACCGCTGGGGCGTCTTTTTCAATCGTATCCAACCGAGCAGATGGCACCGAGGCGCCGTTCTTGATTCTTGGTAGGACTAATTCTGGTTCTGTGGGCGGGAATGCCCTTGTTAGCAGTGGAAACGAAGTTGGAGCAGTTTCATTCCAGGCGGCAGATGGATCTGAGCTGGTTTCCTGTGCATCTATCTCCGCTTTTGTAGACGGAACCCCTGGCGCTAATGACATGCCAGGCCGCCTAGTGTTCTCCACTACCGCCGACGGGGCAAGTTCTCCGACGGAGCGGATGAGGATTACTAACGATGGCGTGCAGGGTTACAACCAAGCCTCTCCAGCAGCAGTAAACGCCACTGCGACTCTTACAGTTGCAAACCTCAAGACTGGCATTGTCACCAGCACATCAGCGGCAGCGACTGACATGACATTGCCTACTGGCACTGACACTGAAGGCGGCTTTAGCGGACTCTACACAAACTTCACCTTTGAGTGGAGTGTCATCAATACTGGACCCAGCTTGGTGCGAGTGTTAGCTGCCACTGCTCACACCATCGTTGGCTCTGGTTCTGTTGCCACTGGCACGTCAGGTCGCTTTGCTTCTCGTCGCACTGCTGCCAACACGTTTGTTACCTACCGCCTGAGCTAGTAGTCCCCTTCACTACGATGCTTGGCGACATAACTCCTGAGGAAAATGAGCGGCGTTTCAAAGCCTGCCTTAACTGGATCCACAATCTCACCCGCGAAGAGTTGGTTGAATTGATGGGCGAAGAGTGGCTTGAGGACTATCGCCGCCAGTTCCCTTAGTCTTTGACACTTATGTGTCTAGGGTTAGAATAAGAAAAAACATTTGTCATGGCTAACACTATTTGGGACATTGCTCAGCTTGAGCGTCATCTGCCTGATGGGGAAACCTGTCCTGACGGTGCTATTTACACCGTGCATTGGACAGCTTCCCTAGAGGAAAATGGTGAGGCTGCCGGTGCGTATGGCAGTGTTGGCCTTGGTGATCCAGACCCAGATGATTTCACTCCCTTTAGTGAGCTGACAAAAGAAGAAGTTATTAACTGGACACTTTCGGCTATTGGTGTTGACCAAGTTGTTTCTATTGAAGAAGCACTTCACAACCAAATCCAGCAGAAGTTAAATCCGACATCCGCAGCAGGCGTCCCTTGGTGATAGTATTTATAAAGTCACTTGTTTAAAATGACCTGTAAAAAGTCTGAACTTATCTCTGCCATTAATTCTTTTGGGTCTGCGCGTACCACTGGAGACGCGAAGCTCATTGCTTTTGCTGGTGAACTTCTTGTTCAACTTCTTGAAACCATTGAGTTTGAGCATGAAGAGTTAGAAGAAACTGTTAATACCAAAACTGAAGGCGTTGAGTGACTTGATGCACCTAGCTTAGAGTTAATGAAAAGCTCTAGGTCGATGTCTATTAAACTTGTTGAGGCGGCGCGTTATTTTAAAGAGCAGCCGCACCAAATTAACGCATGGAATTGGCTCCAGACTCAGATTTCATCTGAGACCCTGGAGTCTTTTGCAGTTAAGTATCGCACCGCGCCAACACCAGTAAACTCTTATCCCAACACCTGGGAAGGCGTACTGAAAGCAGGTAAAGACGCAGGCGCAAAATACCCAGAATGCGTTGCCGCTCAATGGGCACTTGAATCAAATTGGGGTAAAGACACTTCAGGTGCCCATAATTACTACGGTCTCAAGGGATCGGGTACAACGGTCAATACCCAGGAGTTTATTAATGGTCAATGGGTAACAATTAAAGCTGGTTTTATTGATTTTCCAGATCTTTACACCTGCACTTGCTATTTAGTTGATAGGTGGTACAAAGACTACGGAACATACAAAGGTGTTAATCGAGCCACAAGCAGGAATAGCTGCGCACAATTATTGGTTACCGAAGGGTACGCCACGGATCCAGCTTATAGCACCAAATTAATTCAGATTCTGGATAGGCAGCTTGGCACTCCCGGTGGCAATACAACTGATGCAGTCACTTCAAAAACTTTGTCTGTACCTTATTTCTACCAGCTTGATAATGTATCTGGAACAGGTTACCGCGAGTGTTTTTCCTCAAGCTGCGCGATGATTTCGGCTTATTACGGCCTAGTAAAAACCGATGACGAATACAATAAAATTCGCGCTAAATACGGAGACACTACAGACAAAGACGCACAGCTGGCTGCGTTACATTCCCTGGGACTCAAAGCAAAATTTATTACCAACGGCAATGCTGCTTTGTTGGAAAATGAATTACGCAATGGTCGGCCAGTAGCAGTCGGTTGGCTGCATCAGGGCAATATTAACTATCCCACCGGTGGTGGACATTGGACTTGTTGTATAGGTTTTACGCCTGATTGCTTTGTGCACAATGATCCAAACGGTGAAGCTGATATGGTGAATGGAGGGTACGTCAGCAATTCTGCCTCTCGTGGCAAAGGTGTTAAGTACAGCCGGAAAAATTGGCTGCGCCGTTGGGAATGCGATGGCAACAATACAGGCTGGGCAATTATTGTATCAAAGTGAAACGCAATAAAGATTTAAAGCTACGCATCAATATGTGCTGGGAAGTTGGTGACGAAAAAAAGTGCGTAACCCTCAGCAAAGAAGAGGCTTACGCAACTAAAAAATGGGTTGAAAACAACGATGGTTGTGTATGGTGGTTTACGGCTTTAGAAGACTAACTTTAGCGTTGCTTAGCACGACCAATTATCAAGCCGCCGATCTCGATAAGTTTGTAGAGTTTGCGGACAACTTTGTCATCCTTGGGAGTCGGAGTTAACGCGCAGATTGCAGAGCAAGCGGCATGGACAGCCAGCGCCACTTCCAGGTATTTATTGAGGTGTTCCATGGGATAACCTTAGTGGATTTTTATATTCTACGTCTAGCTATTTAATCTTCATAGATGCGACATTCGTGCGCCCATGGTTCTGTTTCGCAGTGTTGTTTAAAGGCTTTTGTTGGGCATTTATTGATGTCAATCTGACATTGTTTAAACAATTTACAAATCAACCAGTTGTAGAGCTTAATCATGGCACTGTAGCAAAAGGTACAAGGAAGGCGGGAAAGCGGTCGTCAGCCTGGTGCTCACGCCGCCATGCTTCGTCCCATTCATTTAAGGAATGATCGTGAACATCTTGGCCTTCATAAAATTCCGTATGATCATTCAAGATAAAGTCATTATTCTCAAACAAAATATACGTAAAATCTTCCAGTAATAACTCAAAGTCACCAGTTGGAAATTCGATAACAACACCAACCTCGTAATCTAAGGGTTCGTTGCGTGTTGTTGAAATACACAAGAGATACGTCCCCCTGGTCAAGGGGTAATACCTGTCGTCACCCCTGTCAAGACGGTTTGGATCAAAAGTATTGTATAAATCTGACTGGGCATTCATGACGTGCCCTACATATGGATTGTAGATTTCTCCATCAATTGTTGTGGTAATACTGTCATCTTGAAAAATTCCCCTTCCTTGAATCGGAATCAGGTTCAAATCGTATACAGACGCGTTGATGTATTTAGGCCTTGGGCCTCCTTTTGCGACAATGATCCAGGCATTGGCAGTGATGGTAAAACTAAACCAATGGTTATAAGAACCGCCGCCATAGCCGCCAAAGGATAATTGATTGGTATCGCTACGGCCAATTACCTGGTTCTTGGGCCCCAAGCTTCCCTTTAAATTACGTAGAGACAGTTGACTAAACTGCCCCATATTTAAAGGATTGTCCTGCGTCCTTTGACGTTGAACATCCTGACTACGTGCCATTTATATGCTGTAAACCTTTAGATGTATTCTACTCGTCTGGTATTTCTGTATCTTTGGGGAACGTTATGGTATTGCGAAACACTTGATTAAAGACCAGGGGGTCTTCCTTGTGTTTGCCATAGGCCATAAGTTTCTCCGCTTCAAAAGCCAATTCAAACGGATAGACACTCTCAGGAGGAAAGGCTCTGTTCCAGCTGGAAACCAAATGCAAAGGATTGCCACACCTTGGGTTGCCACAGGTGCGTGTCACAATCATTGCCCCCACGTCCCCCCAGGCACAAGTGTAGATGGCCTTGTGGAAACTCAGGTTCTCAGCCTTTTGATGGCTGTAGGCAGACCGATAGGAGGGCATACACACACGCTTTGGCGCATAGAGCCCAGGAGTTTTGATCGTCCAGCAAGCCTCAGGATCACCTACTTCAACTTGAGGCCAAAGCTTATGGTATTTTGCTTTGTACTCAACGTGAATATAGTTGATGTCAAAACCACAGATATTGGATTGAATCTTGTGAACGCAGTGATAGCACCAGTGCTGCTGTGAATCACGGATTGTATGCCCATGGGGGCAAATAAATCCTCTGTAGTAACCACGTTTATCCAACTCATCATCGCTTAACGCATCAATAGCTTGAACAAAGCGAAAGTTTGTAGCTTCCGCTACTTTTTTTGCGGAACGATGAAGGTTTGCCATGGTTAAGACAGGACGGTTTGGACGCAACCGAGGTCAGGTTTTTTCTTGTTCCCGTATTTTTTGCTGGCAACCAAGGTTTTTCGGTTGTCTTTGTCCTTGTTCACCTCTTCGTGGAGCACATCAGTATTGACAGGGTCTGTGCCAGTGCGCAAATAGTACACAACACGGTGCGCAAGGTAGACGACGTTGTCGAGGCAGATCATGTAGTAGCCCGTTGCCTTGTTGAGGCGCCCTGCTTGGCTACCGGCAGGGTTGCAAGCCTTCTTGACACGCCACTCCAGGCCACTGGGATACCGGTCAGACAGTTGGAGAAGCTCTTCAACCCTCCAAAGGGGTGGCATTTCCTTGTGGTTGCGAGACATGCGGCTCCCGTGGGACTGAAAAACATAGTAATAGGGTCGGCACGGAGCGTCAAGGGTGCGGAAAAAACTAAGAATGGGGCATTTTATTCTCTATACTTAGTTAAATGACGCCGCTTGACCACAGTGTACGTACTTTATTTCTCTTTGCTGACTCCCTGCACTTTTTAACATTACACCCCTTTCTCAAACTGTAATTCGCCTTAGGGGGGGATGTAACAGGGTCCTATTCTCTGTTCTTGCACACCTCACTCAAGTCTCAACCTGAGACTCGTACCCACAAAAAAGGAGGCTGTTGTCGCAGCCCCCTCCTCAGATCAGCTCCCCGTGGGCCCTGTGCCCTACTTGCGTCCGTAGTCGTCGCTGAGGCGCGTAATGTCATCCTCGTACAGTTGAGAGCCCCTCTGGACCTCAATCAGGATGAGTTCCGACTCCCCAGCCTCTAGGCGATGGATCTCGCCCTTGGGGATATGGGCTGTGGTACCGGGGAAGGCGATCAGTTGCCTGTCGCCCACCGTGATGGTTCCGGTTCCAGCCACGACAACCCAGTGCTCCTCGCGGTGCTCATGCTTTTGAAGGCTGAGCCGTTCATAAGGTTTGACTGAGAGTGTCTTGACTTTGTAATTGGGCCCCGAGCAGATCGTTTCAAACGATCCCCAGGGCCTTTCCTCCCGGTAGGTCATGCAGTTGCCTCGGTCAACTCCTTCTTCTTCTCAGTCTTTTCCTGCTTCTTTTTCCGCTTACTGGTTTTGATCTGAGGCTCCTCCTTCGTGGTCAGCACCTCTTGGAACACATCATTGAAATCAGCTGCAACCGTATCCCAGTTAAAGCAGGTATCAGTGACGCGGTCGTAGCACTTCTGCGCCACTTCGTCCAGCTTGTCGCGGTTGTTGTAAAGATCCGTAAGGATGCTTGCCAGATGGTTGTCATCAGGGCACGGCATGATGCGACCAAAGTTGGTGTCTACATCTGCGTGCAGGTTGCGAATCAGGGGACCACAGCCTTCAAAGATTTCCTTACATGAGGTGTGATCAGGAACAACCTGTGCCACGCGGCAGGCAGCATGTTCGAAGTTCACCAGTCCCCAGCCTTCTCCTTTACAAGTATTGATGCCAACATCAGCAACGTTATAGATGGTGTTAAGCAGCTCTACAGGCACAGAAGGGCCGTGGGGCGTAGGTGCGGTCATGATGATGCGACCGTTTGGATCTAAGCCTTGACGGCTCATCTCCCGATTAAACAGCGGCATCAGGTCCCAGCCCTGGTCCTTTTGCCCCATATGCAGGTACAGCTTGGCATCAGGTTTATCGACTGCAAACTTGGCAAATGCCGAGATAGTCAAGTCGATGCGCTTACGGAATTGGTTCCTGTTCCCGTTAAAGACAATGAAGTCATCAGGGTTTAGGCCCAAGCTCTTCCGACACTCTGCCTTGTCCTTGGGATAGAACTGACCAGCGGTAACACCATGGGGAATCACCCAGATTGGTTTGTCTACACCAGAACTTAACGTCTCTTCTGCCCCGAATTTGGTGTAGCAAACAGCTGCGTCCCACTCATGCATGGTTTCGGTCAAGCAGCCATACCAGCCATAGGAGTCCATGGGGTAGTAACCCACAAACTTAAAGCCAATCTCATCGCGCAAATCTTTGACTTGAGACCATTGATTATTAATGATCCAACAGTCATTGATTGTAAAGATTACGTCGGGCCGCACCCGTTCTGTAATTTCACGAATCCGCGCCTCACCAAAAGGTTGGTTCTGGTACATGTTGGCGGCAGGGTACATGAAGTACTCCTGTTGCAACGGAGTATAGTCTCCGTGCCAGTTGCAGCCAAGAACGTGGATCTCATACCGATCTTTCAGACGGCTCAGTACGTTTTCGGTAACACGAGCAAAACCAGTGGTAGCAACAATGTCACCTACCCACAAAAGCTTGGGCTTATTTTCAGTCATTTAAATAGTTACTGACTGAAGATAGTATACGAATTATTGAGGAGTTGTAGACCGTACCAGTTCTTTTTCCTCTGATCGTTTTGATTTGAGTTTAGTTTTTAGGAATTCGGCAGCCTTGTGGGTATTCGTTGTGTTACCACAAGTATAGAGATCGATGGCTGCATAGCCCAACTCGGGCCATGAGTGGATAGATGCATGGGATTCTGCCAGCAACGCAAGGAGTGTGACCCCTTGCGGCTGAAATTTTTCACCAAAAATACGCAAGATATTTGCGCCCGCCATATTGAGGGCCACCTCAAGCAACCGCTCAAGCTCCTCGTAGTCATCAAGAATAGCTTGATCACATTCATAGAGATCAAGAATGAGGTGGCGTCCGTTGCTCAAAGTTCTTCTCCCACTTCTTCCATTGTCGCATTAGATGTCTTGTCAATAATATCCCCGTAGAACGTACGCCATTCCTCTTTGTTAAGCCCAACCTCAACAAGGGAAGGATATTGCTCATATTTGGGCCCAAACGCCCGAAGAGCAATGTTGACTACCCGCATGCCACGACTGTTTTTAAATTGATAGACATTCAGCTTGAGCTGATGAACGCATACGTCCATAAGCAGGGATTCAAATCGGCTGCGACCAAGGATGTTGCTGTTTGAACCACGGGAGAATTCGCAGTAGCTGGCATACAACCACTTATCCCAGTTGATGTACAGGTTTGATACACCTCCCGGCGCATGCTTAGCCAAACCAACAGGAGTGGAGATACCTGGGTCAAACACCACACAATGTTGCATCCAATCCAAGATCTGGTTGGACTTAAGGATCTGTTCCTTATGGTGCTTAGCAAAGAAGCTGACCTTCTGGTTGGTTTCCATCAGGTACTCACGCATCTCAGCTTCCGTCATATCCAAGACCCAGTTCACGAGACCAGGAAGCAGAGCCGCAAACTCACCGAAAGGATGACCGCGATCATCCATATCGATAAGGGTGCGTTGCTCAGCGGAGCTACCAGTGAAAGGCTGATCGAATGGGATAGTAAGACGACGGCGAGCCAAGCCCGAAGTTGGGTCTGTGGTTTGTATAGGTTCATTGGCGGTGATCATGACAAGTCCATTGAACTTAAACGGTTTCTGGCTACCCGCCTGAAACTTTCTTTCGTTACGGATCAAGTCACGTCCCGTGATTGCCTTAAGGACAGAGACCGAGCCACCGTAACGCTCCACGTCATTGAAGAGCAGTAGTTTTTTCTTATACAAGTTGGCGGTCTCAAACCTGTTCTTCTCCAGATGCTCTAGCGAGGAGATCATGGCATTGTCATCACCAACCAATGCGTGGGCAAGGTTGCTGTAGGTGGACTTACCTGATTTACCTGGGCCTACAATCTCAACAAACTTTTGGATGTCGGAGTGGCTGAGTAGCACTGCCCGCAGCCAAGCCCTCAGTACCTGGACACGACCCCAGCTGTCATGTTGCGTGCTCTTTAGCCATTTAACAATTGATTCGCAAGTGGCATAAGGATCGTATTCGTATGGCAGCTGTTGCGTGATGTACATCTCCCGGTTGAAGGGAAGAAGTTCCCGTGTGTCTACCTTTAAGATGCCGTTCATAAACAGCAGGTGGTCGTTGCCTTCATACCAGTCATCAAAGATGGTGGAGATACGCAACTGCTCCATCAAATCTGAGATCAGATTCATGGAATAGCCGCTGTGCAACAAGCCTTCTTTGATGGCATCCAGACGGCCTTTGATATCGCCCTTTACTTCATATTCAGAAAGCTGTGACCACAGTCCCTTCCGCTGGTATTCATACATGAAAAATGCGCCATGGGCTTGGCTATAGCGAAGGTTACCTTTGTAGTCCTGCAGGAGGATACCAGTAATTACATCGGAAGAAGGATTGCGAGATTTTTGGCTTTTCCCTTGCTTATCCGCAAAATCAGTACGGCGCTGCCGACCGGTTGCCGGCGCTTGCCTCAGAGATTCACTAGTTTCTGGCGTGTTAAGACCCAAGTCGTCTTCCAGTTCTGTTAATAGTTTGGACACGTGATCAAGCATGGCATCATCTACATTCATTGCTTTGTGGTTTTCAGACGGCTTCCAACCGTTCTCTTTGGCGACGTGAACGATGGAACCAATGCTGCGACCACCACCTTTCGAGAAGGAAAGCCAACGCCGCTGGCACTCCCCATCCCGATACTTATCAGATTGCCGAGACCATTCATCCCAATGATCCAGCAGAGATTCATCTAGTGAATGAAGCGACTGGCCAACCGTGATCCAGATGTCGTAATCATCTGTTGCTTCTGGTGGCATGCCCCACATTGCTTCCAATGCAAGCTGCATGTCCCGCTCAAGGGAAATTTCAGCGTTGATTGCAAAGGAAGGTCCGATGATGCGCGTTGTTTCTTTTGCCGGCACCCCTTGCTTAACATTCTTTTGAACGATGGCATTCAGTAACCAGTCCGGAAACTCAGGCAGGTTTTCAATCCACTCAAACCCCTGGTCTGGAGCGGTGAAGTAACCGGATGTTTCTGGGTGCAAGCCCATTAACACACCTTGGTGCCGCTTCCACAGAATTTCCAGCTTTTCCTTGGGTCCTTCAGAGTGCCAGGTGTACTTGTTTCGGATGAATTGTTTGTGCTGATCGCGGGAAAGCTTGTACAGCTTCCGCTCACGCCCCTCCTTCCCGCTAAGAATTGTTAAGGTTTGTGGAAGTGCCTGATCAAAGGGAAGCTCCGAGAGTTCCTCGATGAGTTGGTAGACGGTAGGACCATCGACATCAACCCAAACAAAACCATAGGGGTGGTTGTAGACCGGACCGCCAAGTAAGCCAACAGCTTTGCAGCGCCCACCCAGGATCTCCTCTTCAATTTCCTGGGGACTAAAAGGCTTTTTTTGCCAGCCAGCCACATACGGATCTTTGTTCGGACCCAAAGGGGTCAAGGGCCAGTCGACAGGAATGTAATCAAGCTTGATTTCACCAGGCTTGAGAGCTTGCTGATTGGTATTGGTCATACCTGGGACTCCTGTCGGACTTCTACTTTAAAGTTTTTATTGGGGAAGCTTGCCTCTTTAAGCAATAAAAAAGCGTGAAGGTGCATAGGGGTGGGGAGAGAAAAGCAGTCTCCATCGACCGCGTCTGACATGCGGTGCTGGAGTGCGTTGATCCACTCCCCCATGAAAATTTGAATTTCCACGGGAGGGCTTGTCTTGAGTGTCTTCTCATCCTACGGCGAACAATCCAGCCAAGCCTTTACAGTTTCCTAAAATTACTTAGACTTATTGGACTCATTCAAAGACATATGCTTTTCTTTATCAATGGTCTCAAACTGATTCATTAATCTGTTGTAAATCAGAAGAGGATCCTCCCTCGTCTGGATAGAGGATGAACACGCAACAGACCAGGCGTGTTGCTTGCGACGCACTGCAGGATCTCCTGGATCGTAACCCATTGCTTAACGGCTTCAACACTTTGAATTTAATCTACTTTAAATATTGTTGATATAATTAGTTGATACGAAGCATTAACATGCGTAATCAAAGTACAGGCGGCAACAAAAAAGCAGGCCCTTCCTCTGTTGATAAAGCAGGCGGCAAAAAAAGTATGCCTAAGCCTCGCGGGAAAAAAGTTGTTCGCGGTGCCACAAAACCTACGCCCCCAACCCCACCAAACGCGCCAAGTAAAACACCTAAAAGTGCAGGGCCAACCCCTACTCCTGCACCCGTTCCAACTCCTTCTTTTGACCTTGCCGGTCCGCCACGCACTTATACACCTGCACAAAAAGCAGCTATGAAAGAAGCTGGGATGAATAACGATAAGCGTTATTCAAATCGTCTTGGTAGAGCAGGACTTGGGCTTGGCAGTGCAAATGTCGGTAGTCGGACTGGCGGTATCGGTGGCAGCCGCACTGTTGGTATTGGCAATAAGCCTAAACCAGGGGCTAAGCGCTGAGCCGGATTTAAATTAAATCTGGATCATAAACATTGCAATTTTCAATTTGGCTGTAGTATTCGGCAACGATCTTCAGCCAATCTTCTCTTAGGGAATCCAGGAAGCGCCTGGAGATCTTGAAGACTTGAGTACGAACAGGCGTCGACACCAAGATTGCCGCCTGTTGTACTCTCATGCCAAGGGTCTGTTCAATAGCGATATCGTACGCAGCGAGCTGCTTGCAAGTCTTTTTAAATTTCAGATGCCCACCTAAGAGATCACGCCACTCAGGCGTGCCCTTCTCTAAGTCTTTGGGCCACTTGCGACTGTAGGGTTTGACGCTGGTCTTTAGGTCAGCAAGCGTCAGTTTATTGTTAGCCACAGCAATAATATCAGGAGCACCAGCCCAAGAGCGTCCTTCTCCGTCACAACCCCAGACGCGAGCAACGTCATCAGCGCCAATAGTGAAGTCAAACTTATCCAGAACCGGAGACTCGGCCCAAAGGATTTCCTGGAATTGATCCAGAATTGCCGGCATGCCAGCCCAAAAGTCCGAATATTCATCTTTGATTTCCGGAGTCTTGTTCCCTTTGAGGTACTGCTCCATACCATAGTGAATGGCAGTGCCCCGCTCGGCTGCTTGTTCTTTGACACCTGGATTATTTTTAGACCACATTTCGAGCTTCCGCTTGTTTGCTTCGGAAGCTGTTTCACTAATGATAGTAGTTACGGACGGCGCTGGTCCAGTGGGTAACGGCGTCGTGTAATGACGTTTTCCGTTAAGCGTAATTCTGGCAGCGGTCCTATTAATAGACCGCATCATTTCTGGTTGCTGGTCCTTGGCGTCAATCCAAGGATCTGATGTATTCAGTTTAGCAACCATTAACAGGTTTTGTATATTAGCTACAATATAACAGGTTTCAAACTAAGAATGGAAGATTTTAAGCTCGTTGTTTTGACAATATTGTTGGCTATGCTTGTGGCATCGATCAGTCAGCTAGCACCCCATTGGATCCACTGACAAAAATCCGACTGGGCATTGAGGGTTGGTTGTCCTGCCTGGGGGTTTTGTTGCAAATTACCTGGACTTGCATCAAGATCAAATGGATTGCGCTTTTGGCATGGCTTGCAACATTACTCGTTTTTATTACTGTGACCCAAGTATTGATCTCAAGTCATTCATAAAGCTTGAGCATCGCAGCAGGAATGGTGTGGCCTTTGATGACGTGGACACAGCAAAGGCAAACGCCTTCGAGGATTGTTTAACCCAAGAAGGCGAGCCCTATTTACGCGTTGACCTTTAGACGGTTGCCAAATCGTAGGTAATCATTTCCTTCACAAGGTCTTCAAAGCCAATGCGCGGTTCCCAACCAAGCTCCCGATACGCCTTGGTGCAATCACCCAGGAGAGTGTCGACTTCAGCTGGACGGTAGAACTGTGGGTTGATAGCAATGATTGTTTTGCCTAGCTTATGGCTGTACCCAATTTCATTGACACCTTCCCCTTGCCACTCCAGTTCCAGATCCAGGTAGTCAGCAGCAATCTCACAAAACTGTCGGACGCTGTGCTGGATACCCGTTGCAATCACATAGTCTTGGGGCGTTTCTTGCTGGAGGATCAGCCGCATAGCCTCCACATAATCTTTCGCGTGCCCCCAGTCGCGTTTAGCTTCCAGGTTCCCAAGCTCCAGCACAGGGATTTTATTGCGCATTACAGCAACTAATCCTTTGGTCACCTTCTTGGTTACAAAGTTATCACCACGGATGGGGCTTTCATGATTGAATAGGATGCCATTGGCACCAAACATGTCGTAGCTCTCGCGGTAATTGACGGTTAGCCAATAGCCAAACAATTTGGCGACACCGTAAGGACTTCTGGGATAGAAACCAGTTTCTTCATCTTGTGGAAACGATTTGACTTTCCCAAACATCTCGGAGGTAGAAGCTTGGTAGAAACGTGGACTAGATGCCCCCGCTCTGCATGCCTCCAGAACATTCATGACACCAATAGCGTTTGCCGCTGCCGTGCTGACGGGCGACTTAAAGCTGACACCCACATGACTCTGGGCAGCCAGATTGTACACCTCATCAGGAGCAAAGTCCTGGATCACCCTGGTCAAAGAAGGTGCATCAGTCAGATCCGAGTACTCAACCGACACATCCCCTGGCAGCTCCCCGCCAAAAGCCCATTTCAGTTTCTCGAGATGGTTGGGTAGCGTGTGGTTCCGGACAACACCACAAACTTTGTAGCCATTGTCGATTAGGTTGCGTGCCAAATACGAGCCGTCTTGGCCAGTAATGCCGGTGATCAGTGCGCGTTTCATTTGCCATATCTGCGTGGTTAAAGTATAACCATTAAAACAACGCTTAGTCATGATGCTGTTCAACTGGCCGCTCCAACAAAACACAATTGGCTGGAAGGAGCGCCTGACGCTGGCAAAATTCATCCTGACTTCTGACCGTTTCACCAATGGCCCTGAGTGCCGCCAGTTTGAAAACGAATGGAGTGAATGGCAAGGGGTGCCGTACTCTCTGTATGTAGCCAACGGATCCGTTGCCAACTTCCTACTGCTGGACGCAGTACACGAGTATTACTTCCCTGGCAAGAAGCAGCTAACAATCTTTGCACCAGCCATCAACTGGGCTACTAACATCTCAACTTTTTGTCAACAACATCACAACGTATATTTCTACGACATTGACTATGAAACCTACAGCCCAACCAAAGAGTCAGCCGAGGACCTTGCCTCAAAAGGTCTAGAGCCCGACATCGTTTACCTGACGCACGTCTTGGGAATCTCCAATGACATGGGCAGGATCAAAGAGCTGTGGCCCAATGCGACCATCATTGAAGACTGCTGTGAATCTCACGGTGCTCGTGATGCCAAAACAAATGTGAAGGTCGGCAACACAGGTATTGGCTCCACCTTCTCCTTTTACTTTGGCCACCACATGACCACCGTTGAGGGTGGAATGGTTTGTGTGCAGGACGAAGGTCTTTACAACCTGTTGCGTGCCAAGCGTTCTCACGGTTTATCGCGTGAGATGCTGCCGTCTTACCGGAGCCAAATCCAAGAGAAGTATCCGGATGTTGACCCCACCTTCCTTTTCCCCACCAAGGGTTACAACTTCCGCAACGTAGAAACAGGGGCAGTCCTGGGGCGCGTCCAACTCAAGAAACTTGACAGTTGGAATGAGCAACGCAATAAAAACTATGCGCTGTTCAGGGAAGAAATGATTGGCCGCTCTTGGTTCGATACCCTGCCAGAACCTACCGGCAACAGTGCAATGACCCTTCCGTTCCATTGCAAAGAATCTAAGGCAGCCGCTGAAATCAAAAATTTTCTTCAGTTGATTGGTATTGAGACGCGACCGTTCTTGGTGGGCAACCTTCTACGTCAGCCCTTCATGGAAGACTACAACTCTTTAATTGCTCTCCCCAATAGTGAGCGGATGCATACCCATTCGTTCTACATCGGCAACAATCACTTCATCAAAGAAGCTGACATCAAAGAACTGTCTAAGGCACTGGATCAATACGAGGCATTCTGATGCGAGTACTAATTTGTAGCATCATTCGCAACAGGGAACCATTCCTGTTTGGGTGGAAGGACCAGATCCTTTGCCTTAAGGATGAAAATCCTGGCATCACCTTTGACCTATCTGTGTTTGAGAACGACTCAACCGATGGCAGTGTTGAGTATTTGCAATCAATTGAGCCTGAGCTAAAAGAAGAACTTAACAATGTATGGATCCAATGCGTCAAAAAAGACTGGCCCTACTTTGGATCAGTGCGTGCAGAGGATCGCGTTAAGTATCTAGCTGAGGCCCGCAACGAATGCCTGGAAAAAGCTGAGCAAGAAGTTGGGCTCAAGTACTACAACAAAGTTGTGTTCATTGAACCCGACATTGACTTCGACCCCGAAGAAATTAGCCAGCTCTTTTGGGTTGATGATGACATTGCTTCTCCTTATAGCGTGCATCCCATGGATGTGCAAAGTCATCGTTGGATTTATGACAGCTGGGCTACACGCCTTGCCGCCGAGGATGACATCTTCAAAGGCCCACGTATTTTTGAGATGCCGCCCCGCCTTGGTGTAGCTGCAACCTTCAACTGTTTTTGCGTGTACTACGCACGTCCCTTTGCGGAAGGCGCCCGTTTCTCCGGCATCAACCCGTTGACTGAGTCCTGGGACTGCGACACCACTAACATCTGTTATGAGTTTTCAATGCGTGGGTACAGCTGTATTGGGCTGTACAATATCCTTCTTACCCACCTCGGGAACTAAGGTAAACCGTATTGTTTATTCACGTTCTCCGTATTTGATTTAAATGGAAAAGCTGCCAGACTATGTACAAGCGATAGAAGAGGGTAAGTCCCTGGTCGCAAATCACAACAAACTTCTAGAAAGTTTATTGCTATCGAGACAAGCAAATGACAACAACCTTTATACTGACGAAACAACCAACGGAATCGCAGATGGCTCTCTCGACGCAGGTGAAGGATTCAGTCAACCAGGCAGTCAATCACCTGCGTGATGCCCTTGCTTTTGCTGCACGGTCTGAACATGCCGTAACCATTGGCACTATCTCTGACATCTTGATGCGTTGCGAAAGCATTGAATCAATGGATGAGATTATGCAAAAGTTTGGTAACAAAGCAGACCCTTCGTCTTCCCGTTCTTTCAAAGATTTTGAGTAAACCTCAAAGGCATTGTTTATCGGAGGCTGATCGCCTCCAAAAATATTTTTGGGATTTAGAAAAATTAATCCCCAATCCGCCTGCAAACTGGGCGGTAAATACCAAGGAATGTAAGTGGGCTAAAATACTAAAAGAACGTAAAGACAATCCTGATGTCTCAGGAGAATAGTTATACAAAGCCGGAATTGCGCGAACGGATTAAAGATCGTGTGATGGCCGGCTCCAAGGGTGGCAAGCCGGGTCAATAAATTTGTGCTATTGTAAGAAAAGCACAAACAATCCAATGCAAAAACTTTGTCGTGAATGCAACACCAGAAAACCGCATGAAAATTTTCACAACAAAGGATACACATCAGCCGGAAACATAAAACGTGACAGCGTTTGCAAGGACTGCAGCTCTTTAGTAAACAAAAGATTCAGACTTTTGTATGGAACAGACGGCCAAAAGCAATGCTCTGAATGTGCCCATTTTTTGAATTGGGATTGTTTTAGAAAAAGAAAACAAGATGGAAAGCTGTATTTACATTCTTCATGCAAAGCATGCAACAGAATTAAATGGGACAGATGGGTAGAAAATAATAAAGAACGTTATCAAAAAGTTAAAAAACAAGGGCAAAATTTACTGCACAAAAATCACAAAAAATATGAACGAAGAGGTATTACCAAAGAACAATATGAACTTGTTTTTGAAATACAGCAAGGTCTGTGCGCAATTTGCAAACAACCACCCAAAGACACACACTCTTTAGCAATGGATCATAATCACAAAACAAATGAGTTTAGAGGCTTACTTTGCAAAGAATGTAATAGGGCCTTAGGCTTGTTTGGTGATAATATAGATGTATTGACAAATGCAGTCATTTATCTTAAAGAGCGAGGAAGCTATGGCTGAAGACAAAAGCAAGTACACCAAACCTGATCTTCGCGAACGTATTAAGAATCGTGTAATGCGCGAAGGTCGTGGTGGCAAGCCAGGGGAATGGTCGTAGCCGTGAGGCTAAATAATATCGGCACGGAAAGCTCAGCTTGTTGCAAGTGAATACAAGTCTGCAGGCGGTGGATATAAAGGAGGTAAAGGCGAGAAGCAAAAGTCTTTGGAGAAGTGGGGCCGTGAAAAATGGATGACTAAAGACGAGTATAAAAAAAGGAAGGAAGCTAAATCTGCTGCACAAAAATACAAAGATAGTAAGTAATGGATAAGGCAATTCAAAAGGGATACACCAAGCGCTACCTTCCAGAAAAAGCCTGGGCCTCATTGTCCCCAGAAGAACGTACGGAAACAGATCAAAAGAAACGCGCCGCCAGTCGCGAAGGCAAACAGTTTGTTTCAAACACCAAAAAAGCAAAGCTAGCTGGACGTGCAGCCCGTCGCTATCAAGATAGCAAATCGTAGGACAAGTATCGCGCTATACTTTCAGTGCTCAATACACACGTCTCGTCCCGTAGGTATTGGCGGTAAGTAGTTAGTTCTAGATCTCGGCTTGAGCAACCGAGGTTTTTTTGTTATACTACTGAGTGATAGAGGCCAGGTCCCTGTCAAGGCATACGGAGACCCGTCGAGTAAGTCCTTGTTACACCTGGCCCATCACTTAAACTCGGGATGTAGCGCAGCGGCAGCGTGTCTGTTTTGGGAACAGAAGGTCGTAGGTTCAATCCCTACCATCCCGATTCACCATGGCCAATAGATGAGTTACCTGAACCACAACCTGCCTACGTTTACGTGCTACATCCGAAACGAATTCCTATACAACCACAAGCAAGGCCATGGTGATGTGACGTTGTGCGATGTCCACTCAGTGGCTTCCCTGGAGAAACACGTCCCTTTATTTGAAGTCTTTCTAGAGAATGGAGTCAACTGGACAAGGCGTCCGATACATGCTCTCTGCTGGAAACCTGATGCCCCTAAGCCCGAATTAAATGAATGTATGTGGTGGGATTGTTTCTCTCCGTATATCGATGTACAAGTCAGGTCACGCCTTTCAAACTTACGCGCCCAACTGATCAATTTCAAAGGGGAGAAGAAGGGCGGCATCTACATGTTCACCCTTGACTGGTCATGGGAATCCAAATCAACTCTTAATACAAACTTCAGTGAAACACCTGAGCATAAGTGTGCACACTTCTTCCGGATGGATGACGGCAACTTCTATGCGTATCCTAATAATCGGATCATCTGGTACGACGATGCCTGGCTCAAGAACCGTATTGAAAAGAACCCTGGTTACGAGATTGACTTGACTGAGTACAGCGTAGAAAATTCACGGATGATTGAAACGTCCGACCATTTTATATACGAAACAACAACCACAAGCGACCAGTAATTTACTGTTATATTTACTGCAGTAATGCTTGGCTTTGGTGCCAACCTCCAAAGAAAAGCTCCAGCGCAATAGACAAAAGTTTCTTGAGTACAAGAAGACTTTGAATTGCCAGCACTGTGGGTTGGATGATCATCGTGTCCTTGAGTTCCACCACGTTGGTGACAAGGACCATAACATATCAAATATGGTTAACCACGGATACGGCTGGCGCCGCATCGAAGAGGAAATAAAGAAATGTATTCCGCTATGCTGCAACTGCCACAGGCTTGAGCACTGGGTTGGTTAGCGCCCAACAAATTGACCAAGGTCCCACCAAGGACGACCAACAGTACGTGGCCCAACTTTAGTTCCTGCAACAGAACCCCATGGTACAAATGTTGGTTTACCACCTTTGACAGCGGTACCTAAACGAACAGGCCGACCACCTGGGGCAGCAACCAAAGCTCCTTGTGGATTACGGAAGACAGTTGAACCTTTGTAAGTACCAACAGCTCGTGGTTGAGGAGAAGAACTTGGAGCTAATGTTGCCGTTGCAATAGAAGCAATCAAGGGGTTGGCAACTGCTAAAGCACGAGCAGGAGCAGCAATACCTGCTTGCGCAGCTTTGGTCACACCACTACGTACTAAGCCTTCTGCCAACGCACCTGTTGTTGCACTGGCCCCAGCTTTTAATAAGCCAGCACCATACTGACCTTTTTGAAAATCTTCAAAAACTTCTGGGCTATACAAGGCACCCGCAACAAAACTACCTGTAGTCAGTGGGTTAATATTTCTAAACATTTGCCCTGCAAAAGTAGAAGGCTCTCGCACAATATCAGCAGGCAACGTCAAAGTCCTTTCTTTGTTGCCAACGTGAACATAATCCCAGCTTAATGGTTTGGCATAGCTAGACGGATTCATTGGATCGATAAAGATTTTATCGATTCCAGCCTTTGTTTTTTGTTCTGCTGTTGCTCCTTCTATATCAAAGTCTTTAAAAATTGGAACACTGCCTCGTTCACGAGTTGACTCGCCTAATGCGGGAACAGGTGAAGCTGTTTCTAAAAGAACTTGATTAAGAGGTTTTGGTTTACCTGGGGTACCTTCTAGCTGCGCAAGACGATTTGCCAGCTGCATAAAATATTCATCTGGCCGATTGACATCAGCTATAGGTGTAGGCGCAAATCCATAGTTTTCAAGTTTTGTATAAAGGTCTGCAGCTGTAACTTCTCCACGTGCTCTGATGCTTTCTTTTGGGAAATAAATATCTCCTTCGTTTGTGCCGCGTTGTCCCCATGCACGATTTGTAATTAAACTAGGATCAGCAACAACTTCACCTGTTGTCTTAAACTTACCTTTTGCTTCTGGCATCAAATCCAAACGCGTCATGTAAAGCGTTGGGTTAGAAGTTACAACTGTTTCTTTTCTTGTATTTCCCCGTGCATAGCTCCATTGAGGTTCCTTTGGGTTGCCCCAAAGATAACCTTTTGCTCCACCTTCACCAATCTCAGCCGGCGTTAATTCAGGAGTTGCAAAACGCGCAGGATTAGGACCTGGTGTAACAGTAATAATATCTGCTTGATAATTGGCAGGTTGTACGGTTTTTAATTGTTCTGCGTATTTGCCAGCCAATGAAAGATCAGCCGGAACAAAAGGTGTTTTTGTAGAAGGAATTAATTCTTGCAGTACTGGGCCAGCTTTAAACTGCAAACCATAGCCACCTTCTTTTAAAAAAATATCCTTAAGACGGGGATCAATATCCTTGTCAAAATATTTCCCCGCAAGTTCAGCACGATCAATCAGTTGTTCTCCTGTTGCGGCAGACCCAGAAGAAATTGAATAGCCTAAAAGGGGAGAACCAATGGCACCCAAAGCACCTAATGCTGCAGCCGTGTTTTGAGCTGGCTCAGATGAATAAGGGCTATTAGGATCTAAACGTTGTTTAATGCGTTCTAAGCTCATCAGCTATTTCGCAGTGTTGCTTTTACAAACCAAGCTGCTTTGAATGCCTGACCCACAAGATCAGCCATGTAGTTTTGAATGTCAATGGCCCCTACCTTGGCAGCAATGGGCTCAAGCTTCTTGGCCTTCATGCCAAGTTCCTCAAGGTTTTTGTAGTACACACCAAGCATGTCAGTGCCTTTGTAGGAAGTCACAGTCTGCATAGGAGGAGCTGCATCCTTAAGCCCACTACCACACATAGGGAGTAAATAATCCATGCTGCGAATAAACTCAGCAAGGGTATCAAACTGTTCAAGGTGCGCTTCATATTGATCTTTTAAGAATGCATGGACCCCAAGGAAGTTACCACCCTCGTAGTTCAGATGGATCAGATGGCTTTGGGTCTCCAGCTCCTTGAGGTAAGAGCAAAGGGAGATGCACTGCTGGATGAATGCACCAACATCGCCGCCAGCCTTGGACTTGGGGGGAGCCTTGGGCTTGTCCTGGGGCTGAGGAACCGGTTGAGTCTGTGGGGTCTCAACGGCTTGATACTGTTGAGGGGCAGGAGTATACATGATTTTTTAGCTGTAGTTCTATTGTAAAGGGAACTAATTAGATAATTTCAAACCACGATAGGTCTGCGTACATTTTCGCGCCACTAATAGTAGGTGCTGCAACTAGGGTAAAGATATCGCTTACACCAGCCTGTGTACGGCCAAGCTGGAAGTTAAAGTCACGCACATCACTTAAAGAAAGTGTACCGTCAGAAACAATGTAACCACCAATAACATCGGTGCCCCCGCTCACACCAGTAGCAGTAGTGTCATATTGAACATTACCATTGTAATGAGTTTGCCAGCTGGCGCCGCTAAGGGTTGGGTTAAGCAAAATACGATATTGAACAATGTCCGGCTTGTTGTTTTGCGTTTGTTCTAACGCAACACTTAAAAAGGATGGGACAATGACACTATCTGTACGACCAGAGGCCATGCGGATAGAAACAATGGGATACGTAATACCAGAAGACGTTAAAGTTTTTGGTGTTGTACTGGTTGCAATGTTGTAACGGCGAGTAAAACCTTCGTACCCGCCTTCCGAGGCAACGGTATTACAGATTTGTTTTGCAGTCCCACTGGCAGAGACAACACCAATATTTTCAATCTCTTGCCGCAACGGCAAAGCAGCCGTCGTCATATAAGTGGTGTTGTTTATGTTTTCATTGTGAAAAACATGAGCAATAACCATACTGCCATCTACAACAAAACCTGTTCTCACATCACCAACACCTAGCCATTCCACATCCATCCAGAGGATGTTTCCTTTAGTAGGATCTAAAGCCCTTTGACTTGTTCCTGTACCGTCAAAACGATCCGCATTCCATTCAGATTGTGGAACTCGCGTTTCGTTAACTGCGCCACTTACGTAACTACGTAATACAAAATAATTTGTAGTGCCGCTTTGTTCAAAAAAGATACCGTTTTCAGTACCAAAGTAACCTACACGTTGCCGGCGGTTAGTAATTCCGGATGCAAAAGTAAACGAGTTTAAAACCAGAAGTGATTTACCTGGCTGATAAGGAAAAACTTTTCGCGTTTCCCTGTAGATGTAATCCCCAGATGCAGTGGTAACGTTTAGATTTACTGCGCTTTCATTAGTGCTATACGTTACTGTTGCACTGCCACCACTAACGTTTGTCCACTTATCATTTTCTTGATAACGATGTTGGCTATCAAAAAGTGTATACGGTTGCGATACACGCAGCCTACCGAAAGCATCTGCAGCTGTTGTACCAGCGGGGGTAATTGATACTGAGTATCCGCTAACAGTTGTTATTTCTAACGGACGCCCACTACAAGTTTGAACTTTATGTACGGGATATAGATTCTCATCCGTGGGGTCGCGATAGTTAGGCATTGCCTTGTATATGTATATGACTTATTCTACGCCTGTTAAAATAAAAGAAATATACAACGTAACACGTGGCATATCTCCAAAAGAATTTGTATGTATTCACCAGTGGCCTGACGGCCACAGGAGAAGGGCCTGCTTGTGCAATTGATCAGCCCAACCGTCATGCACCCAAGAACATTGGGTTGTATGTAACAGTTGCCAGCATCGATACTAATGTGGTGGTGCGTCTGGACGGTTCAATTGACGGCATCAACTACGCACAGTTGATCACTGGCCAAACCATTACGGGCAATGGTACACAATATTACGGGCTTGCTAATACTCCAGTGAAGTATATCAAGCCCGTGTTTGTTTCAGAAGCTGGTGGTACTAGCGCCGTAGTGACGTTTGGTCTGGCAGCTAATTAATCGTTGTCTACATTTTGCAACAGCTTAAGAAGCTTTTCGTTTTCGTCAGCATTCTTTTTATAGAACAACCAGTTGTCGTAAACAACTTCCAGTAGAACGTCAAAGAATTCGTTGCCGCTTAATACATTAGTGTCAACGAATTCACTGACGGTATCTGCAAGATATTCACGCAGCTTCTCTTTTGCTTTAGCTTTAGATTCACAAAAGAAACTGGACCACTTCCCGTCGGCTGGTGCAAGCACGTCTGCCTCTGGCTTAAAGTTTTCTTTAATGAACTGACTGGTTTTTTCGTCAGCCTCCCTGCGGTCTTTAGCTGCCATGCCCTGGGGCTCACGCATCTTTCTTGTGAATTCAGTGAAGGCGTCGTCGTAGATTTTCTCAAGATTGCTGTGGGTTTCTGTCTTTGCCAAGGTAAGAAGCAAGGTCATTAACAGCTTGATGATAACCCTCCAACCACTCGTCTGTCCTTCCTTGTTTACATTTGGGGTTATTTCGTTCTGCTACGTAAAGGATGTAATTAATATCAAGCTGCCTAAGAGCGGCAATGGGAGATTGATCATCCATAAAAAAAGGGAATGCTTTAACAATGAAGCACTCCCTTATTCTAAGTTGTAGTTCAGGTTACGTTTTAGGAGACGAGCATTTCCTCATCCTTAAACTTTCCTTCTTCCAGATCTTTAACAAACTGCAACCTACGGAAGTAATCTTCTCGGCAGTAGGGGCCAGCTTCACGGATGCAGAACTCTTGCCACAGGCCGCTGTACAGGCCATCCTGGCGCCCAGAGCATTGATACATGTGCTCCATAAAGTCAGCTTTACGCTGCTCCCTTATCACGCTCCAGCTTTGGAGCTGCTCTTTAAGCCAAGGAGTATCAAAGGCACCAGTGGTGTTAAGTTTCTTGAGGATGTCGTCAGTCATTGAAGTTGATGGCTGTTGTAGAAGTATAGACGCCTTTGACGTGAGGACTCAGTTCAAAGAGAAGATCATCCAGATCATCTTGAAGAGCCTCTGCAATTTCATCGGCAGTCCTACCGCCAAAGGAATTGTATTCAACATCAATGTCAACCGCAAATGATACGGTTAACTTAGGCACAACAACAGGTTCCATTTAAACGAAAGAAGACTCAAGTACTTTAGCAGCAATTTTATTAGGTGCCGAGCAGTCTTTCGAGGGAGTGAACCTTAACACTTTCGTAATAACCAAGACGCTCTTGGATCAGATTGGAGTAGTTAATTGCAGCATCAACCATTTCTTCTGGCTCCATAGAGGCCGCAAGATTTTCATTAGAAAGCATGGCAGCAGTCAAGATAGTGACCGACCACTCCAGCTTGTTACCAATGAGCGCAGTTAAAGGAGTCCCATCGACAGTGAAGCTAGCCAGTAATCTACTAAGCTGTTCTTCATTTGCCATGGAACCCCTAACCGACGTTGTTAGGTTATTTTACTTCAGTTGTTTTTATCCCCACGTGCAGTGATGTACCAGTAGGCATGACGCGCGTTCTGGTGGAACCGCTTGCCAGACAGCAGTTTAAGTTTGCGTTCCTCCAGCTCATCAAGTTTGTTTTCTTGATAGACAGGAAGATCACGGCCATCTTCACAGAGCATACTGATCTCAATGTCAACCATCTCGATTTGCATCTGGAAGTCATCAACTGACTGCTGGTGACAACACATCAAGATATGTGCATCCTCTAGGTCAGTCGGCGGGATCAGATTCTTGTAAAAGCTCTCCGAAATATTCGGGTGCTTGTGCTTCCATCCGTTTGGCAGAGAAGAGGCGGTTCTTTCGGATTGCATATTGTTGTTCAACTTTGACTCCAGACGGGAGGTGTTCACCGTTTTGGTAAGCGTTGCGGATGGCATCGAGGTTGGGGAGCGTTTCAAGTTTTGTTTTAGGTTCTGTTCTGTCAGAGAGAACTTCTCCTGATATTGAACGTACCACAATTCTTTTGGTTGTGGTTGTTTCCTGCTGGATGCAGTACTTACTCCTTTCGTCAGTGTGCCAAAACTCCGGATCCGACGTGATCTCGACCGTGAAGTCCTTCTTTTTAGAAAGGACAAACTCATAGTTTTTACCTTGGATTCTATTTGAATTAAGCGGCAGTGCCCGCCGCAACCAGCCTAGTAGATTTTTAAGTTGAGTCAGCTGAGATTCATGGTGACGTTTGGCCTGCGCAATTAGATCCCCTTCTTTTTTGATGCGCTCCAGAGCATCTTCATGGGCAGCCATCGCATAATAAATACGATCAATCTTTTCAGACCGTAGGTTGGCACAACATTCCAGCTCGGCTTTTGCCAATTCCTGGGACTCAGGAGTAAGGAGAGGAAGAGAGCGTTCCAGGGCACCATAGTGGTCATATAACTTGATGATGCTGAGATCTTCAAGCTTTGTCTTGGTGATGTGGGTCATGATCAGATGGGATTAAATTGGGTTTGAATTTTGTTAATTGCATAGGTCAGCAGCATACCTGCCGCTGCCCAAAGAAGATCTTTAACCACGGGAAAGACGATGGCAAACAAGGATTCAAACATGAGTTAAGGTGAGGTGGACTGGTCAGTTTTACGTCATGACCAGGACGTTTCACCATCTACAGTGGCAATTTAAAAATCAATCCTTGTCCATCACTTTAACCAGTCCGTTGAGACCATCAGTTGTGGTTTCTACCAGCTTGGAGATGTAATCAACAAGAGCGTCGACTTTAGTATTGACGGATTGAATTTCTTCCATCAGTTCTTCTCGGCTAGGTGTCAACCCAAACAAGTCATTGTCTTTAATGGCCTCAGGGTTGTTAGCTTTCTGGTACCGACGACAATCATCGTTGGTTGCATAAACACTTTCTTGATACAGATCAAGAATTGTTTTGAGGTCAACATTAACTGAAGCTAAAGCATTACAAGTCTGCAGATAAAGTGCAGCTGCAGCGCGGATGTTGTTCCCAAAAAACTCTGCGTACTGTTCAGAGCTGAGGCCGTAGGTTTCAATCGACATAGCAATCAAGTGCTTGTTGGAGTGAATCTAGAATAAACGTTTTTTGACCTTCTTCACCAAGGTCAGCCCAATATTGAAGATCTGGATCGGTGTTGTCCCATTCAATTTGAATAGTACCACTGCCGTCATCCTCTTCAATGTATTCAATCTTTAATTTGTTTACCCAGTTCATGTTCAACATGAGCTTTTAATACCTCCTCTGCATAGACCTCATAGTCTATTTTAATTTCTGCGCCTAGTTTAACAAGGCCCCAGTGGGTATCGTCATCAATGTCAAGATGGTAGTGGTGAATTTCAGGCATGGGTTTTGGGTTGTCAATTGGGTTACTGGGAAGTGTACTGTATCGATCAACAATATCCATTGCTCTATCAAACAGCTCTCGATCAAGTGTCATTTCTTTTTTACAGCAGATTGCAATTGTGGCAATGCAGTACCAGGGAATGGCACATAGTGTGATTCAAGCATATTAAAGAAAAGATCCCAGGCATGTTCCTGGCTGAACACCTCCTTCGGTCGGTAGGTACGCCAATGAGTCAAAGGCGCCTGAGCACCTGACTTGGTATGCAGCAGTACAAACTTGCCCTCACTGATGTGGTCTTGGGGCGGAGCGTACCACCATGCCACGCACTTGTCTGGCGTACCACTAGGCAGTGCATTACGTACCTCAGTACGTTTGCACAGCAGCTCACGGTACTTATGGAACCAGGTCAGGTGGATGCACCAGGGTTTGAATCCTTCGATCTCTGCTTGGAATAACGAAACATTAAGAAGTTGACGCTGAAAGGACCCACATGAGCAGTAAGGTTCAAGAGTGCTGGCCTGAACACCGGAGGCGTTTTCCTCCAAGTCAGACTCCAAGTCAATTGGCCGAGTCGGACTCCGAAGCCCGTCGGGTGCAACCAAATGCCCCAGGTCCGTTTGGTCATTCTGAAGAAGCGCAATAACTTTATTAGGGTCAGATAAATGAATGAACTTGTCTGCCCAATGCTGTTGTAGTTTTGCATTGGAAGTCAGATGTCCTAGCGCGTGGGTGTAGTTCCACCCTTTAAACATGACGTAAGCATTGTTGTGCCATACACTAGGGCCACGATAGTTAGGGCCAAGGTAAGAAAAGAAATCCTTCAAACGGTGGGTATACTGCTGGAACGCAGTCTTAATCAAAGTCAGGTCGTAAGCCTGCTCACTACCATCACAACGCACCACGATGCAATTGCCATCTCGCAGATAAATGCCAGAGATTTCGGTGTCATCAAAGTCTGCGTATGCACGACGGATGTTAGACCGGGAGTAGATAAGGGCTTGAGCTGAATTGAGTTCGGTTTGGAGTTGCATGAGTCTGAGTTGAGTTAGATGAAGAGATCAGTGTCCTGGCCTCTGTCGTGAAGTGTATCACGATACTTGGACCGCTTGTAGGCTGAGCGTGCCATCCGATACGTTCCGTAAAGAACGCCCGCCCAGCACACGGGGTTGCCAATGACAAGTGCTACGGCTCCAGCAATTGCCGCTGTAGCAGCACCTTCTTTGACAGCAGCTTTTTCTTCTGGTTTCATTTGTGGTTGTTAATACATTTTGAAGTTTTGAACTAGGGTTTACTATAGATGTAACCTATGAGTGCAATTCAAATACACCATGGAAGAAATCAAATACGTACCGTTAACTCAATTCCAGATTGAACCAACGCTTGATGATAAGTTTTGGCTTGAGAAAATTAAACGCTCCATTGAAGATTGCAACTCGGTTAGCACCTTAAAAGAAATGGCGACCTTGCTTGCGCAGATCGCCACTCAACGTCAAGGTGTAATTCGTGGGTTAGTCCAAGACATGTTTATTTTCAATAACAAAGCTATTGATCAAACAGACTTGGCTAACCCTGACATCAAAGCCTGATCACAGGCTGCTGTCTTCACCAGTCATGGGATCACGGGAAGGCAATGCTTTCACATCGACCGTATCCGTGGTGCGGGTGACGGGAAGAATCTCGACACCCTGCTTGATCCCGTAGGCACCGCCAAGCTTCTCAGCGTCTTGCCGTGCATGTTGGTTGATGTAATCACCAAACATCTCCTGGTACTTCCAGGTTGATTCCCGATCTTCATCAGGAATAGACATGCGGCTCAGCGATTCGACGGCGGTGTCTTGATCGACATAATCAGGGATGTCAAAAGATTCAATTGCGCAGATCTCAACGTTGTTGGCGCCACGCATTTCATTGGCAAGTACCGGAGCAAATACGGTAGTGGCATAGAACTTTTCATTGAAGGCCAGAGGTACTTCAGAGTCCAGTGCCTTGCTCAGGCACTTGGACATTTCCTTTTCATACATCTTGACTTTGTCAGACACGTCGGTGCCATTCAATCCTTTCAGGGTAAGAACCATGGGGATCTTGTGAGCACGCTTGTTCTCCTGAGTCAGGATGTAGATCAGGTACTTTGTACGCACGCTGTACTTGCGCTTGTACATTTCACCTTTGCTGTTGGCAAGATCGGCTGCAATCTTGTCAGCATCAAACAACTCTTTGACATCTGGGTTATCAAAGGTACCAATCGTCTGACGCATCCCTGTGGTTTCTTCAACCATCAGAGGAGAACGCAGCAGGATTTGAATACGTGGCTCAGTAAAGTTCAGGCCTTCCTCGATGGAGGTGTTAGGCGCCATGCCAAATGTCTGCTTGTAATCCCAGATGACAGAGCCTTTGACAAACTGATCTTCAGTTGCTAGCCATCCGCATGTATCCAGATCGGATTTGCGTACAAACCAACCACGTACTTTTGATTTGTTTAGGGGTTGAATTGTGACAAGGTTCTGGTAGCCAGATACAAATTCTTTGGACTGGAACATCCGGAAGGAGTCGAGCCCACGGGTTGCAAGCGCAGAAGTTTTCTTGGTAGCCATGGAAGAGGTCATGATGGGTTCGTAGTCAGGGGTGGACAGTTTAACGTCATGTCCAGGACGTGGCATCATTCTGCCTCAGGCTTGCACTTTTTCATTGCGCAGGTGCTCCCGCTTAATGAATCGAAATAGGCTTCAGATAGCGCCTGCATGTTGCCAAAGATACTTTCTTCCATATATCCACAGCCCTTAAGAAAATCTATAAGGTGTGGGATAACTTCATCAGCAAATAAAGCATTGAATTCATGCAAGACCCTGTTGCTGCCATCTTCGTAGAGAAGAGTGAACTGATCTTCAGTTGCTTTAGCCATCAGAAGGGAACTTCTTCGAGGTCAGGTGCATTGCCATAGTGACCAGGCAGATCAGGCAGGCCACCACCAGAGGCAGCAGTCCATGGATCACCAGCCTCCTCAGCAGTACGGCCGCCCCACAAGGGAGCAACCTTGTCTGAGCTAGCCACAACAGTCTGAGGCTTGATGGATGGGGCAGCAGTATCTCCTGACACCTTTGGTGCCAGTGTCATGGATACCAATTGGATCTTGGAAACGGAACGCCGTTGGTTGCTTTCTTTATCCTGCCAAGAATCAGTAACTAAACGACCATTGATCGTCAAGCCAGTTCCTTTGCGCGTAAAGTCAACAAGCAACTGTGCGTTATTCAGTTTGTCTTGGTGTGAATTGATGGCATAGAAGTTGAACAGATCAGCTTGATTGCGACCAGTATTCACAGACAACGTCTGGTTACAGATCATCAAGCCTTCTGCTGTTGTCTTGAATGCCCGTGGATCATCCTGCTGGATGTCTTTGACACAACGCCCACTCAAGATGATGGTGTTAAGAATCGGAAATGATTCAGTCACTGAAGTGATCACACCACCATGCAGCGAATGCGTACGTGACTCAAGGTCATACCGCAGCTTGGCGCCATGGATATAGATCAGAGAGTTCTTTGCAGTACGTGCAAAACGCTCTGAGTTCTTGCCATAGACGTTGAGTTCAATTGCAGTAGGTGCTTTGTTACCCACGGGCGGCAACAAAACATTGCACCTCAAAGCGTATGAGGTAGCAGAGATAGAAACCTCGCGGGGTTCCTCGGTGGTTTGAGCACAAACAAAAGCTTGGTTCATCTGATTCCAGAAGGTTGTGTGAGAGGCAGTTTAACGTCTTACCTCAAGGACGAAACATCAGGGAGATTGTCTATCTTAACTAATTGACCTTTTCGATCCCAACAGCTATTACAATCAGGACACTGATAATGATTGACACGGTCAGTCCCCAAATACTCCACACCAACAACACGGCTAAAAAACTTCGAAGTAGAAGAATAATAACCCTTGTCTATAGACTCTTGAGGAATGTAGGAATGAATCCAGCTGACTTCGCAGACTGGGCACTGCTCTACCTTGGTGATGTCGGTGTAGTCCATCAACTAACCTCAGTGCAATGAAGCATAGCTTTAGCTTGCTGATAACATTCAAAAGCTTCTTCTTTTGTAACAAAAAATCCAAGATGCTTGTGTCGCCTGTTCACTGTAATTGTGGCACGCCATTTACTTCTTTGTTTTGACCACGACACTCCCTTGCATCCAGACGTATTATTTTTTCTGTCTCCTTGATTTTGATTGTTTATAAATACATTTGCTTTACGTAAGTT